AACACACGATTATGGCTAAACAACGATTCAACCTGAATGAAACAATGCTTGATGCTCGGCAGGGCATTGAGGAAGCACGCGCCAACGCGGAGAAGGCAGGGGAGGAGAGTGCTGCGACTCAGGAAAAGGCAGAAGAAAAGACGGAAGAATCTCCTGCTACCTTCACTGCTGAAAACTCATGCGTTGAAGCAAATAACCAGGAAGAGGAAAACATCCGTCCGGAACAAGAAGCTGCGCCCGATAAAGAATCCGTGAAAAGCGAATCACCCGCAGTAGAACGGAAAATAAACGGCATACGAAAAAGAATTAGAAAAGATGAAAAAGAGGGACGCATCATGCGGAATGTCTATCTGGACGAAGACATGCTGGAGAAGCTGGAAGACATTAAGAAACGCATGAACAAAGGCCGTAACAAGGAAAAGAAAGATGCCTTTGTGTCGGTCATCGACCTGCTGAATGTAGCCGCGCAGGAGTTTCTTGACAAATACTACAAAGACATCGTGGGGAAATAATTCGCACAATTCATACGCCGAAAGGGCAGGGGAGTACACGCTTCTCTGCCCTTCGCTTTTTGAATGATGTCACATTTCTATCTCGATGGCCGGATTCCAGTCGTCCGGATCAGAAAAAGTGATTCCCGTATTTCCACTGAACAGACGGCAGATGGCGTTTGTGCACCGGTTCCTCAGAAGCGGAACGCCGGAAGCCTGTGCACCGTAAAGCATTTTCCCGTCGGCTCCCAAAGCCTCTATTTTCAGCGTCACGTCAAATTCTTCCGACTCGGTAGGAGTGAAGGTAAACACGGAGAAATAAAGCCCGCTACGGCCCGCATACTCGTCGCCTATCTCCCAAGTAATCGTATAGTCGGATGCGGAATCTGCGTCACCGTTACCGGTAGTCACATCCAGCGTGCGAAGATGACCGCCTACCGTCATCCGTACCGATTTCACAGAGGCAGGGAACGCATCTTTCACGGTAATCATGGCACGGCTTACTACGCGCTTCATTTGCAGTTCCTGACTCGAAGCCATATTCTCGTCCACTTGAAGAGAAAAATCCTCCCAGAAAGTTTCAGTTACTTTCTCAGGAGTATATTTCATGCCTTCCATACTTCCTCCGGTACTGCTGTGAGCCAGGAAGTACACATGATGCGCTCCATACTTCATGTTCAGGGTAAGGGGAGAAGGAAGCGAAACGGTGTCCGCCTGCATCTGCTCGCCGTCCATGTAATCCCAATAGGAGAGGGTAGTGGCCAGCTCGGCCAGCATGCCGGCACGTGAATTATTCCACTGGTTGATGTCTCCCTGTCCGATTTCCATAAACACCGGAAGGAAAGACACCCTGCACGTTTTTTCACTCGTCTGCTCTATATCCGTCGGACGGACGATGTTTTCCTTGCTGCAAGCCGCCATAATCAGGATGGCAGCCATGCAAATGCTTTTTGAAAAATTCATATTGTTTAGTTTTAAGTTTATACCATAATTAACGCACGTCCGGAGTTTCGTTTCCGTTTTTGATGGATTTTTATTGTAAAGTTCGGAAAGTTTGCACCTTTATATAGTTCGGAATCTTTGCACCTTTACACGAAATAATTTCCCTTACTGACGGAATCTTTTCACCTATTGACGGAATCATTGCACCTACATGCTTTTAAAAACCTAATAATCAATGATTTTCAGAATCTATATAATTATCTATATGTTATAATATAAAGAAACGATAGTTTCTTAAATAAGGGATAAAAAATATATCGGTCTGCTTTTATTAATGATATTATGATATAAGATATATAGTAAAGCGTAATTTGCTATAAAACAAATAGTTATACTAATAAAGGTGCAAACTTTCCGTTTTTAGGGGTAAACATTCCGTCAATAGGTACTAAGTTTCCGTGTGTATGGGTAAAGATTCCGTCATATAGGGAAAAATTTCCGAACATATATAGATTAAAGGTGCAAACTTTCCGAACTATTTTTATTCAATATTTTCCGTTTTTGGAAAATATTGTCGTTTTATTTTCCGTTTTTGGAAAATATATCTATATTTGTGCCAAATAACGAACCAATGAAGATTTATTTAGAAGAAAGATTAAAAGAGTCAGGTATAAGCAAGGATGAACTGGCAAAGAGACTGGGTATTTCCAATTCAAGTCTGACAAAGAAATTAAACGGTCCGTCACGTACTAACCTGCAATTTCTGGAAAGTGTGGCCGATGCGTTGGGAATATCTGTTTTCTCTCTTATTGATGATGAAAAATACGTGAAGGTAGGTACATTCCAGTTCGATGGGAATACTTACGAAATACGAAAAATGAACTGATAGCCTATGCGACGGAAGAAAAGCACCACCGAATCAAGCAACTCACTGATTAAAGAACTTAGCTCAGTAGAGTTTATTAAACAACCCTATCTGTATGCCATGGTAGGGGCAGATTTTTCACTCTACCAACGGAGTATTATGATAGAAATCATGAAGTCCATGCAAGACCGCTTCAATGAATTTCTGAAAAACAGACGTGCAGACGGACAAATGTCACTTTTCCCTGATGATCTGGACGATAATCAGATTCTCACATTCCGAATCAGCGCTTCCTCTCTTGGAGTAAGTCCTCGTGACTATATGTATCTTAGTGAGGCATGCGATAATCTTATGAAGATGAACTGTTCTTTTTACAGATATGATGAAGTGGGAAGACCTATTCGTACATACGCGCATCTGTTTTCTACGATTGAAATGCCGATGATTCCGGTTTCAGGCTCGAAAGAAAAAGAAAGGAGGATGAACTACGTGGAAGCGCGTATGGATGCAAAGGTATTGAAAGAACTGTGCGATTTAGGTAACGGGAAAGGTTACCTTGACCACATTTACCGAATAGCCCGTATCTGCAAACGCAAACGTACACCAAGCATTTATATTTATCTTTCCAGATGGAAAGACTTCCCAAAGAAATCGGTGGAATATGTGGAGCTCAAGAAATTCCTGGGAGTGATAACATTGGAAAATGTGGAGGTGAACGGGGTAGTTGCTAAGACTTACGAAAAAGACCGATACCCGAAATTCAGTAAATTTTGTAAGGAAGTGATGGACCCGATACGTGAAGACCTCGACCGTATGGCCAGCGAAAATCAGGTGGACTTTACTTTTGATTATGAGCCTGTATATAAGGGTTCAACGAAGAGAGGAAACCCTGACGAGATATTATTTAAAATCAAGCTGAGTGAACTTGGGGAGGAAATGTCGCGTAAACGAAGACAGCAAAAGCTTCCCGCCGATATTTGGGACTTGCTTCGCTCTGAATATAAACTGACGGAAACAGATGTGCGTATGCTGACCGATATGCTCCCTGAAGAACTGATGAACGATTTCCGGGCCGAAGTGCTGGCACTTCGTGACCGAATGAACCGGTATAAAGTAAACAATCCGAAAAGTTATGTGGTGACTTCACTCAAGAATTTTATTATCCAGCACACTCCGGAGGCAAAAGAAACAAAAGAAGATAATAGGGTAGAGGAGAAGAAAACCGTCAAGCATAAAACAATAAGCGAGGAAGATAAAAGCCGATGGATGGCATTTATGGAACTTCTTCAAGGTTCTGTAAGTCCGGTTGAATTTAGCACCTGGCTGTCGTCGCTTGAATTTGTTTCGCTTAATGGTGAGGAAGTGACACTATCTGTACCGGCTGCATACGTAGCGACTTATATTGACGAAAAGCTGAGCGCACCATTTAAACAAGCGCTTAATGCAGTGTATGGTGAAGATGTAAAACTACTTTATGAAGTAAGAAAATAACGAATAAATCCCGGAACGGAAAGCACCGTCCCGGGATTTATTTCATTCCACATAGTCCTGCGGATCTATACAGAGATTTACCTTCTGTACATCGGTCAGTTCGACGAAGACCGCATACCAGTTGTTCAGGAAAGGGCCGTAGGTAGAATAGTGAAGCTCTTCCGTTTCAAGGTTTATGTTCCGGAAAATTTTTCGTTTTTCCTGCTGCTCACGGAGCCAAGCCAGAAACTTCTGCATGTGCATCTTCGCTTCCTGAATGGCTTCGTATGACTGCTGTTTGTCGGTAGGCTTCATATTATCCGTTTTAACGAGGAAATAAATCACGTGCACAGGTTTGTCCATACCGCCTTTAATCGTCCCGTCCTGGGCAAATTCGTAGCCCACACAAGGCGATTTCAAGTCGGGCAGCTTGCTCATGAACGATGGAATAGCTACAATGTTGTCGAAAAGGAAAAACCGTTTGTTCTTTCCGGTTTCTCCGGGCGTATGAAGCATGGGCTTGTACTTGGTGGCCCATTCTTCGATGATTTCTTTTAATTCTGTCATAATTAAAATTTTGTGGGTTTTCTTATTTCTTTATCCAGTAACATTATAAATCCGATAAAAGCAAAAGCCAGTAACGAAAGCCATATTCCCAATTTCCCTAATTCAGCATAAAGTAGCATGACTATCATAGCTGCTGTGATAATTCCTCCCAGAAGATTAGTCAGCTCCGATTCTTTTTGGAACATGAGGAAGACACCCAGAAGAAGGACAGCCAGTTCTATTCTTATCTGCTGGAGAAAATACATCCCTACCAGCAAGAACGTGTTCGACAATATTCTGATTATCGTTTTCATTTCATCCGGAATTTATAATCACTTCGTTTAAACTCGTCCTGGAAAGAAACCAGTACGCCGTTTTCGATGAAGTCCTGATAATAGGAAGACACGAGCACTTCCAGTCGCCGGAGCTGATGACGCACCTCCATGGCAATGACAGGTCGTGACTGGCGGTCGCCTTCTTCTTTCCATATCTGATAAAGCTGGTTGAAACGGGCATCCTTGCTGCGTTCCACATCTTCGATGGGCTGTCCGGCACCGACACCCATATCCACGAAATAAAGGTAATAGTTGAAGAAGAAGGAAATCTTCTTTGTGTCACCTCCGGCCCCATTGAACACCTTGGCATACATGCGCCGGTAAGCCTGTCCGGTGCTTTTTTTAGCTGCCGGCGTATTGCGGTACCCGATGTACGGACCGGGGAATCCCCCCGGCCATACATGCTGTGTCTCGAAGTTGGTCTGAAGCTGCCGGATCATGTTGTTGGCCCAGCGCGTCAGATCCAGAAACTCCTCTTTGACCGCCTGACTAATGGTTTTCTGCTCTGACATGGCTTATACGTAGTTTAATGGATTTTCAAAAATATCTTTTATCATTTCCTGTTTGCATCCTTTGAACCATTTGAAAGGTTCTTTGCAGTAACTGATACCGATGGTTCCGGTTGTAGTATAAAACGAAATTAGAAGCGGGAGCACAGGGTCACGGTAATTTGACGAAAGGTTCGCCGGATTGTTTGACTCTTTATAGAATCCACATTCCAGTGCAATTTCATCCACCTTATCTTTCAATACTTTGGCGTAACCATTTTTATTTGATTGCTTTTTCATACATTTATACTTTTATGTTTTTATGTAAAAGTAGTTTTCTAAATTACTCCCTTTTCTTTTAGTCTTTTGTTCACTTCTTCATACACAGAGTAAAACATATATTTTTTACCTCCGCACCTGGTACCCCTTCTTAAAGAAGCAAATAACGCTGACAGTCCAACTCCGTTCTTTCTCGCACATTCAGCTACCGAATAATACACTTCTCCTGTTTCTAGTGCAATTACTTTTTTGCAGATTCCAGGAGGTGATTTGCGGTGTGGCCCAAAATTACTATCAGGGTTGTTTATAAGCCTTAAACAGTTTTCTCTCGAAAGCTGTCTTCGTCTTTCCTGACGTTCTTTTGACCATTTATGGAAACCATTGTTTAATTTATGTCCCTTACGGAAATGGCCTGTTCCTATTTCATGGTTAGGATCAGGAGTAAACTTCAGTTCATCCATTCTCTGCTCCTCATATATTTTCCTGAAGTCTTCTTCATAATACCATCTGAATCCTTTGCATGCAGTTCCTTTCCGACAACTGGAACTAATGGAATGCCGACTTACACCGGATTTTATTGCTGCATCTCTGATAAAGTCAAAATATCCGGCAACTGTACCGTCTGGATTTACCGCAACTACCGGGTGATTGCTTCCTATTTTATATTGACTGTTCGATGGCATATTTTTGTCAAATTAAACATAATTCCGTTTATATCAAATCTGTAAACATGAATTGTACAGGCTTAATTTTATCGCAGGCTATTGATTTATCAGATATTATATTTACTGACTTTTCACCTGTTTTGCAATAAGCGGTCTTATGAAAAGGATTTACTTGTCTTAGTTTATAAAAATTTTCACACTCTACACATTTTCTTTTTTTGCCTTTATGACAAAATTCTAAGTGAGAAGGCTTAAACGGGATCACTAATTTAACAGGAAATCCTTTTGCTAAATTACCTGATTCTTTATCTTTTGAAATAGTTATTTCTACCATTTTACCATTTTCATCTTGAACGTAGACTTTATTCCCAATTCCTGAGATTGTTTCTTTATTCCTTCCTTCTTTCATATTACCTGATAAAATTAGTGTGAACATGTATCCTTTTCATCGGTTTTTCTACGGTAAGAAATTCCAGCTTCTTTTCTGAATCTACATAAATCTTTCCTGTGTGTGTCTTGATTGTTTTCATTTTTCTTCTTTTTGTGGTTTATTTAATTGGTAAAAAACTGAATATATGCTTTATAACTTCGACTGTCCAACCATTACCGAGCATCTTGTACTGTTGCGTTTCGCTACATTCCCATTTATACCATTCCGGTATGGTCTGAAGCCTTGCGCATTCTGTCGGTGTGAGTCTTCGGATTCGTTCGTTTGTCTGTACTGCGTATGAACCGCAGCTCATATTTGCCATAACAGCAGGACTTAAACCTTTTTCTGCATAAACTCTATTCTGCTGATATGGCTGATTCCCATTGCTTTCTGTGCTTGGATTCAATTGTACAGGGCGTTTTACAAGCGTTGTTCCATTTGCTTGCGCACCTTTGTATGTGGAAGCTAGTAGACAATTTCCTTTTTCATTTTCGCTTTTTAGATTCTTTTCAATTCTACTTTTTATGCCACTTTCATACAAGTAATATTCCGGAGTAGTTTGCGCCATCAGGCAATTGCATTTGTCGGTCATTTTTCTTCCTCTTCTTGTCTTGCTTCCTAATTGAGTGCCGTCAAGACATTCTCCAGGAAATATTTCTGCATATCCTTTCTTTGTGGCTTCGGGAATATGAATAGGAATATTTCTACCTTCATATATTAAATTGTCTTTTTGTACTGTAGTAAGTGTATTGGTCTTCCCATCCTCTCTTAATTCCATATTCTGAATTTCTGATCGTTTTGCTTCTATATTACCTTTCTCGTATTCTTTGCGTATAGACTTCCCGTACTCATTCCTTTTTTGGGTAAGACATGAGTATATTAGATTATCTTTTGCTACGCTTGTCAGACAATTTGTTTTCCCATCTGTTTTCGCTTCTAATCTTTGGACGGTAGTACATCCTTTACTCCTATCTGATGGGTTCTCAGGATTTCTTCCTCTCATGGCGACACATATTAAATCCATATCAGAATGATACTCTCCTGAATGACCTCCTGCAGTAAAGCAACTTGATTTTAATTGGTTTCTTGATACTTTACCTTCAATAGCCATTTTTAAAAATGTAGTCCCACTATCCAATGACATCTGTCCTGAATTGTTCTTTGTATTAAGAGTCCTAGTCTTTTCAGTATTGATTGCAGGTTTTGAATAGTTTGACCTTCTCATTCTTTCAAGAACAGCATCGGATACATAATACTTTTCATCCACTTCATCTAACAGAATGTCCTGAAGGAAAATATTTCTGTCTTTTGGTAATGGTATATCAGAAACTGGAGTACCAAACATATCCTGCATTCTTGTACGTATGTTTGTCCAGTATATTCTTTTCCTGGTCTGTGCCGAAACAAGTGCGGAATTTATATGTACACCATGAATGCCGATTGCATCACTAAGTACCTTTTCCCACTTCTTACCCATTTTCACATTCTCAAGCAGGAAAAGTACATCAGGATTTGTCTGTCGCACTTCATTCAGAATTCGCATATACTCCCAGAAGAGATACGACTGACCTTCAAACTGGAATCCTCCACTTTTCAATTCGAGGTATCTGTCAAGTGTGTATATTTCTTCCTTGTCAGTTGTAGCCATACCCACTCGCTTCCCTGCAAAGCTGAATGACTGGCATGGACTCCCACCTATCAGGAGGTCTATATGCCCCAGCTTCGTCGCATCTAATTCTCTCACGCTACCAAGCTGTATGGTTTCGGGAAAATTAAGCTGAGTCTGTGCAATAGCAAACTTGTCTATTTCCGAAGCATAATATACTTCAGGTATGATTCCCATATCACGAAGTGCTATCTGACCACAACTCATTCCATCAAAAAGACTTAATACTCTCATTGTGCTTTATTTTGATTTACTTTATCTGTAAAATTTGAAATTTGAGTGTGTACCCTTCGGGCGCACATTCCGGTTAAACTTTGTATGGTACTTCTTACCGTCCTTTCGGGGTACGTGACGGTTCTGACCGACAATACTGAAATAGAACGGCACATGGCGTGAGGTGTGGCGGTTTCGGTTGGCTATCTCATGCCAGCTCTCATATCTTTCCTGGTCGTAATAATTCCTTCTGACAACAAGAATCTGTGAGTCTACAATGTTTTGTCTGAAACGCTCAAACTCTGTGGTATATGGAATTTCTATTGTAGCAGTGTACGATTCTTTCCCGTATGTATTACTATCCAGATAAATATCCTTTTCTCTAAAGTTGCGAAGTCCGTCCTGTATGCTTGTTTCCGTATATTCAAATCTTTCCAGTCTTCCCATAATTATCCACCTATTTCACCTTTCAACCGCTTAATGGCAAGGTTTCTTGCCTTGATGGTTCCTTCCTGCTCGCGGACTTTTGTTTGGAGCGATGAAACCCGACGTTGCAATTTCTCCACCGTGGGCGTGTTGTTTCGCTCATAGTTCAACTCTGCCTGAAGCTTTTCCACCTTTTTCTCCAGCTCCGCTGTGCGTGCCTGTTCGCGCCGGTAGTCCCGGCAGAGGTACTTGAAAAGTATCTCTACCGGAATGTCCAGTGCCTTATTCCACTTTTCCATCGCCTTCTTTCTTTTTGATGTACCAGTCGAACTCTTCCAGCGGTTTGTCCACCACAGAAATATAGTCTTTCTCCCGTTTCAGAACGCCTTTGTTGATAAGCTGCTGAATGAGTTTCAGACCGCTTCCGTAACCGTAATGAATATTCAGCACGTTTATCGGGTCAGTATTGATACATTTCTTTCCGCCCTTTTCTGTGATTCCTAAGTTGTGGCATACACGAGCGGCCGCAGACAATTTCTCATAGTCGTATTCCTCGGACTCGGGCTGTACTTCAGCTTCGGCCTGATACGGATATACGTCCATGATGGCGGTTTCTGCTACGGAAGCTATCACGTAATCGGTCATAGTACCTTTCATGCCTTCGTCCAGTTTCTTCACCGCATCGCGAAGGTCGGCAGCCTGTACCAGGATGTTAGTAGCTGTCTTCTTCTCCGCACCGCTTTTATCGTCGATAGTAATAAAGTACAGTTTGCATTTGTACCAGATGTCGGCTCCTTCCTCGTCGGTCGGGAATATCTCGCTATAGTTGGCCCGTTTGATGTCGGTCACGGTAAACTCTCCCGAAATAAACGGGGTGACTTCTTCAATGAGACGTGCTTCGGCTTCTGTAAAGCTGAGTGCGTCTACCAGATAGGGCTCTGTCACTTTCTTGTTCATCCCGTTTTCCGCTACCTTTTCGTAGCGGATTTTTCCTTCAAACCATGTGTGCATCATAATTTGTCCTCCATTATTTTTTCGCGTTGGGCAATCATGGCATCGGCAAAATCATAGGCCATCTTAGCCAACCATTCCTCGTCGTATGCTATCACTGATTTATATTCCAAACCAAATAATTTTTTAATCTTATTTTTAAAAGTCATGTATTCTGATACATTTTTCTGCATCAATACCTTCATCGCTTCCATAGCGATGTGGTCTCTGCTGATATTACTTCCTGCCATAGTTATTTTATTTAGATTGTTGTTTTCTGATCCAAAGAATTGTCATCACGCAGTAGTTGGCCAGGTCCAGATAAGTATCTTCCAGCCTTTCGTCCTTCACCTGCCCTTCACCATTATTTTTAATCAGGGAATTTATTCTTCGAATTTTGTCACCGATGCGGATTTTGGCTACCAGGAGTCCGTCTTCGTCCATTGACTTTTCAAAGGCGTTTCCATAGTCGGCGTTCTTTTTGCGGTAAGTGTAAAGCTGTTCTTGACTGATTTCGGCCATAGAAAGCGTAACTTCCGCATAGCCTTGATATGCAGCACGGGCGATGCTTGTAATTTGCAGCAAACCTTCTATCCGGTCTGAACAGGTAATATCATTCATGAAACATGGCTTGAACAAATTTCCTATTCTGATATGATAAAGATTAGGATCTCCACCTGCCATTTTATCGTAATAACCAAGATCAACCATGACGACTTCTTTAAACTTCGCAACCATTTCTTCCTGATTTTCTTGCGCGGGTTTCTCCGGTTGTTTCTCTCCTTCTTCGTTATCAGAAGGTATATTTACCGGTTCAGGCAGTTCTTCCAGAAAATCTTCCGGAACGTCGGCTATGTTCCGACCCCACTGACCTACCTCGTACCAGAATACAGGCTTCCCGCTCTTGTGTAGCTGACGGGTATTATGCACTTTGTAGATTGCAACCTGAGCGTCTGAAATACGTTCCAAATCATATTCTTCCAGATGATAAATGAGGGATTTATTCACCAATTTAAGCGCGTCGTAATCTTTCAGCTTTACTACCTGACCGACACTGAATTTTGACACTTTAATTTTTCCGTCCATATAATTTGCTATTTTAGTTCCTGATGGCTGTTCTTTGCTTATGATCTTGCTGAAATCAAGCGGTGGAATATCTATCTTATTACTGATGCACGTCTTATCAACTTCTTTTTTTATAAGAGGCCAGAATCCATCATAGCATTCTAACGGATTATCCGGGCTAGATTCCAGTTTCAGAGGGTCTAATCCAGATGAGTCAATAAAAATTTGATAAAAAAGTCTTCTTAGTTCAGGGTATGTCATCCCACATACTTTGGTTTTATCTCTTTTCTTCTTTCCCATCTTCTTTTGATTTATAGTTGTTATCGTTATATACTTTTCCCATTTCGCGGAAAAGGCGTTTGTAAACCTCCGGGAGTGTGCCTTTCTCTTTTGTTTCACGTAGGGAAGCAAATAGCACATACCTGGGATCTGCACCCAGCATCTTACCCACGTCCATTACCAGCGGACCGACGGCTTTCTCCGCATGGGGATAGGATGCCAGGTCGCCCATGGCCTCCAGTTCCAGCAGCCGGTCTGTTCCTACACCTGCCATGGACGCAAACTTTTCGCGGGTATATCCGCGCATTTCATACAGCGTTCTCACGCCTGCCCCGAGGTTGAGTTCGTATCGGCATCCGTCTTTCAGTGCGAGCTGACTCACTTTGACCGTTTTCAGCATACGGAGTGTACGCGCCATTACGTCGGCATCCGCACGCGCTATGTATTCTGCCATAGCCTTCTTTGTGCCAAACACGTTGTACAGATAGCGTAGGGTAAGCATACTCAGTGTACCGTGATTGCGGTAGACTTCCTGACGAAGCTTTCTGAGAGTAATGGATTCGTTTGTTTCAGGTACTGTGCGGATATGGTCTTCCAGACAGAGGTGACGGAACTTGTCAATCACGCTTTCGCCTTCTGCCTTTGCATCGGGCAGCATTTCCATGACATCGTACACCTCATAGTCGTCCGATTCAGGAAGAGGGATCGAAGCAATTTCATTCAGCAGCATGCGCACGTTGTTCTTAGTGCCCATGCGTGCCATCAGTGTGCGGTAGTCCTGAAAGCAGAGCCCTTCTCCGGCCATCTTCATGCGCAGACTGGCGATGACGTATTCTATAAACTCTACCTGTAGCGAAACGATTCCGCTCTCCACCAGTTTCAGCAGGTCGTCTTTCACCAGCTCCATCTGGAACTGTGCGGTCAAGGTGCGCACATCCGTTCCCTCCTTATCGGGTATTTCAATGTTTCCCACCATCTCACGCAGCATATCTTTCACCGCAGCCATCATCTTTTCGTTGTGCTGGCTTTTCTGCCGGTTCACCTTCCCTACTCCGTTGAGCAGTCCGTCCACCTTCCGGCACATGCAGTCGTAGAACTCGATTCCGGTGGTACACATCATGGCCACCATCTCCATGTTCGATACAAGGTCGCTCTGGCGCACGTTGCACTTGTCGAGCGCATTCTTTGTAGCAAAATAAATGAGGTTGATTTTTTCTCCGTAGGTTTTCCAGAAGATGTTCTGAAGCTTCTGTGTCAGTGTGCCGCCCCCCCTAATAAAACTTCCGGACAGCCCGGGGTGGATGGTTTCTGTAAAGGTACGAACCTGCATGGCATCGTGCGCATTGCATCGCTTCATAAGGTCACTAGACAGATTTACCAGTTCGTTGGCCCTGCGCTTCATGTTGTGACGCATCAGTCCGCGTTCCTTCAGGCAGGAAACCACTTCGTAGATGTATTTCTGAGTGATATTTGTCATCATGATTTCCACCATGAGCAGGTGGGCGTTCAGAATGTCTGCACTGGCCATGCGCTGCTGTGCAGTGTAGCGGTCAAACCGGTTTCGTTTGACGGGAATCATGGATTTCGGACGGCTTATAGAAGCCGCAAGCCCTGTTTCAGAGCTTTTCCCCTTCATGGGTAAAATGGTGGAGGGAGCCTGCAAGAAAGGATTGTTTCCCAGATTCCCTGCCGGGTTTGTAAATTCGTTCATATCGCTAAATGATTAATCTGTTCGTATTAAAAAGGAAGATCATCCTTTTCGTCAGTCATATTGAGCGTTCCCTGCGTAGGCTGCTGTGGGGCCGCTTGTGCTGGCTGAGATGGTGCAGGAGCAGAATCCGGTGCTGACTGACTCCCGAAATCGTCGGGCGAAGTAGGAAGCGGAGCAGACGATGATTCTGCCTTCCGTCCGAGCAGACGGAAATCGCGTGCCCATATTTCGGACACATAGCGTTTTTCTCCGGTTCCTTCTGCCTCGTAGCTTCGTGTGCGGAACTCCCCTTCCACATATACCTGCGAACCTTTGCGGGCCAGCTGGCTGATAATTTCGGCCAGATTGTCCCAGGCCACAATGGGAATCCATTCCGTATATTCCTTTGTCTCTCCATTTTCCTTGTTTTTCACTTTCCGGCTGCAGGCGATGGAGAAACTTGCTACCTTGTGTCCGCTTTCCAGCACTTTATAATCGGGGTCTTCCCCCAGATTACCGATGAATGTACATTTGTTTATCATATCGTTTCTTTTAATCTTTAAACTCTAATTTCTGTTGCATCACTTCGTCTGCATAAAATTCTTTGAATGACTTCTTGCTTATCCACCATTTCAGGGCCATATCAGGATCTTGCAAAAGCGGTTTGTCCTTCCATTTGTTTTCGATCAGCCATTCAATTGTTTTTCTCCAGTTTTTCCCAACATGCGGGAAATCTTTCATTTCTCGCACATTCTGTTTGTAGTTCGACATGGGACACATGATACATCCTATCCGTTTATACCCCTTGTCATACAACTCGCAATAGGGAATGTGCATTCGTTTCAAGTAGTCCCATACATCCTTTTCAGTCCAGTAAAGGATAGGAGAAACCAGAATTTTGTCTTTCCCTCCTACACATGTCACCATTTTTTCCTGATGCTCGCTCCACTGGTCAAATGTTCCGGAGAATTTACGGTCTCCCGTTTCAATTTCATTTCTTTTCTTCCGGTTCGTGCTCTCCGATTTGCGTATTCCAATCAGAGTGACTTTCCCAGCACCGGACATTTCCTTAAACTCTTCGCAGCACCATCTCACAAGCCGGGTCGGAAGACATCCTTTCTTCTTTGCCATTTCGTAGATGCTCATGCGTGGTTTTATCAGTTCCACATCGGGATAGTTCTTTTTTACGAAACGTATAACTTCAGGTGGGTCCACGCTTGTAAGGTTCATGTGAGCCTTGAATTTCACCCCCCCCTGTACGGCAAGATGATAGAGGGCCTGGGAGTCTTTCCCACCAGAAAACGCCAGATAAAATCCGTTTTCTGGGTCCATTCTCAATGCCATCTCTTCACTTTTGCGAAGAAGGTTAATGGAGTATTCTATTTTTTCATCTAGTGTCATTTCTTTTAAGATTTAGTCCCGCGCGGGGGAGTCGAACCCCTGAAATGTGAATTTGTCAAAACTTTTAAACTAAACATTATGGAAAACGTGCGCCAACGCACTTCACGCGGGAGCCATTTTATTCAACTTGGCTATTTAGATAGTTATTTCGTGAGTTTAAGAAATTCAGGAACAACACCGTACAATGGTGTCTTACCGTCCCATTTTTCAATAAACTGCTTTTGAAGAATTTCTTTAGTTAAACCACGGCTTTGAATCAAAAGCTGTTCTGTACGAAGTTGTTCCAGTTCGTTACGCTTTTTTTGTTCTTCAATTTGCTGGTCAAGAACGGAAATATTGGTATTTACTTCGTTACGGCTGTCTATCTTTTCTCTTACTTTATTTGAAAATTCAAGCTGAGCAGAGAAGCTTCTCAATTCAAGACCTCTATCATTAAATTCTTTTCTTACTATTTGCTCCAGATTTTTTTCAAAAGCAAGAGAACCTCCGTCTGCCATCAGACTATCTGTCTTATATTTTCTGCTTTCTTCTTTTATCAGGTCATACATCCGTGGCTCAAGTATATTATCTTCAAGTGAAGTCATAAAATCGTTTCCTCCACCGATATGCTTGTTGTCGAATACTACATCTACCGCACGGCTCTTAACAACCTTATATGAATATACCGGACATGCTGTAAACTCTGTGTTGTCCGCAGCTTTTAAAATAACCGGCTCTTGGAAACCTCCACGTTGGTCGAACAGCGGAACTTGAAAAAGTTCTGTACCAGGTTCCCATACAGATACTTTACCCGATACAATCTTGAAGTCTTCTTTCCCATTTTTACCGTAGTTTTCCATTAATACACCTGCATAGTTAGGTGCTACACGAGAACATGCGGAGAATAATACTATTCCTATTACCGCAATAATTAAATTAATCGTTTTTTTCATAAGTTTTTTTGATGTGTTTATAGATTAAATAAATAGATGCTAGCAGAGTCACGCATATAACTGCAATGCCAAGCCAAGCTGATACATGATTGAAAATCCGGTTCCCGATAAATAGGCCGGAAGCTATGCAAATTGCTTTTATAATTGCTTTCTGCTTACTTGTAAGTTTGATTTTTGTTTTTCCCATTTTATTTGCATTTCATTACATCACAAAAATTTTCGCTGTACAAATTGTCTTCCCCAGGATTTCCCTGAAACCATATCTGAATACCCAGGAACTTCGCCACCCTGAACTCGATTCTTGCTCCACGGCTTGACTTCCAGTTCTGCTGCAGGTAGATGTGACCGCAACGGGAAAGCAGCAGAATGTCCCACACCATGTGCATCCAGTACGGGCGCGATGGTTTCAGTCCGAGAATGATAGGATTTACGGGAGTGAAACCCATCGCGGCAATCTCCTGATCTGCATTCTCAAAGTTCTTGTATGCCTGCAGGTAGGAAAGACCGCCTATTTTACCGGAGTTATAGCATTTTATGTTTTTCTTTGCCATGTATTTCAGGTTTTACAAAGGGCTCCGCACGGATGCGGAACCCTGAATTTACAAATACCTTTTATCACCCACATGTCATTGTATGACATGGCAAATGTAACAATTTTAAACCGAAATCGCATTAAAATTGTTGCTAAATTTCATAAAACCTCCGATTTTACATGGATTCTTGCTGATGTAACAGATGCAATACGCTGAATAAGTGATAGATAAATGCCGTCTTTGTCTTTTATGGTAAGAACGACGCTTCGTTCTACTCCTTTTTTGGCATTCCGGATAGATATTTCGGGCTCTTTTCCTGCTTCAATCCACTCCATAAGTGCGGCCGCTGTGTACGACTGTTCGAAGCATAGAACGTAGGTCCGGTTGGCGAGTGTGAGTATAGAGTAAGGTTTACCAGTTCAGTAATGAAAAACGTCTGGAATGTTTGGGATGCAGCATTTCCATTTTCCGCAGTCGTTCGTCGTCAATCACCACATTCGGCACATCGCACGAGTCGCAGGATGGTTTCATCACACGCACAATACCGAGCGCGACGGCCATCACCAGCAGACGCTCGGCTGAATCTAGCGTGGCCCCTTCGTACCGGCTTCCGTGACCGCGTGCCAGAATCCAGGGAGCGCCTTCCGGACGATTGCTGTAACGCATCACGCGAGGAAGTCCCTTCACAGCCGAAAGCACAAACATATATTTTTCTTCCAGCCGGCTACGGCAAAAGGTATGCGCACCTTCCGTAAGTCCCGGAACGGTTACGGTTTCTCCGCAACGCTCGTTTGTGCGGTAGGTGGCATACTGGTATATGTGGTTTATTGTGTCGGTGGTGACGTTCATAATCCTATCTCACTACAAGATTATTCTTTTCAACCAGATGCACATAGTTTATCTGAGCCAGGCAGTCGGCCAGCGGAGTGTGTCTGTCCGCCACCTTCGGAGGAAGAAGACCTGCACTATCCAGAGCATCCATATACGGACGTACATCGCGCACTTTCCGGAAGTTCCACGGAAGCACTTCTTCGTCGCATCTGTACACGTTCAGGTTATACCATGAATACATGGAACGAAGCATAGCCACGTCGAAATCCAGCTGAAGACACCATAACGTGAAGTCGTTCCCTTCGTCCGTAGCAGCTATAAATTGCATGAAATCCTCCAGGAAATCCTCCAGTGGTGTTTCTGCTCCTTCCACAAATTCGCGTCGTGCTTCGTCCGACTGCATCATCCACCATTTAAGTGTAGATGCTTCTACCTTAAAACCGTATCGGATAGAATCGGTAAGGTCTATTTTCCAAACCTTCTGTCGTCCGGTTTCACCCGTTTGCGGGTCAAACTCTACGGCAGCCACCGAACGGACCACGCTTCCAGGTGTCCTTCCCAGCGTTTCCGTATCTATCATTACATGCTTGAATTTCTTCTCTCCCATAATCTTTCATTTATGTTGAATCAGTCCGTCTTTACCCACACGGCGTTTCTGGTCTTCCGTAGCTTTTTCTTTCGGAAATCTTCCGTGCCATTTTCCTGGCACAAATAAAACATCCCATGTCAATCCTCCATCATTTGTTTTATCATTTTCAATAGTTCTTTAAATGCAGAAACAGTTATTCCTATTGCAAAAAGAATACTCCATCCAAAAGCTACACTTAATATAGCAACCAGAAAAATATCAAACGGATTCATTATTTCTTTTGTATATAGGTTTTTCACGAAGCACATCCAGCGCCATGTCGGCCTTTCGCACCATGGCCAGCGTTTCCGACGCATAGAGGTCGCCGGCAGCCATGCGTGCCAGAAGTATCTCGCGGTATTCCGCACGCGAAACTACTTCACCAATTACCGGAGGCTTTCGGAAAAGATTCACCTGATAGCTCATACTTTCTTCCGTTTTGAATCAAACTCCTGCTGGAGGATGGTTTCGTATTCCTCGCCCAGCGGATAGCGGCTGCACAGGTACGCCTTTCCGTTGTAGATAAACCACTGAGGAGTGTGCTGTCGGTTTATGGGAATGCCAAACGCCACCCGGAAATCGTCGGAGGTCACGTCCGGCAGGTCCATGATTTTACGTGCTATCTCCTGCCCTTTCTCGTTCTGCATATTCGGTATATATTCTCCTTTACCGATAAACTGGTAGGCAAAAAGGTTGGGAACTCTATGGAACTTCAGGCTTCCGATTCCTACTCCCGGGAACAGCCGTCCCGGACGGTCCGTCCGCGATTCAGCACCCAGACAGGCGGCAAGTTCGTTGGCCGCTTCCACCGCTCTATTTCCTTTATCAATCAGTTCCTGAATGCAGCGTCCGCGATGCGTGTTCGATAGCGACACCTTGTAGTAATATCTTTTTTCTTCCATGCCGTTTTCAGATAAATTGTTTTATAAGACTAATGATTCCATACAGGCAGAATCCTGCTACCAGTACCATGCCAATCAGGATAAGGCATCCCTGCATGGCCATCTTCTTAAATTCATTCATAATCCACTCCTTTCTCCAGCGTCATGCCGGGAATGTAATACATTCCGCAGGTGTTCAGTTTTTCGAGCGCCGTCTGTATGCTCTTCTGTGAATTATTCACGTAGTTCACCAGATAAGCTTTCTTCCCGTTGTACATAGCAGGAATGAATACCGGCATCACCTGGTTCCACGGCAGCACACCTCGCGGCACATTACGCATCAGGCAGTCGTCTGTGGGAATTTCCTCGGCATCCTTTGGCAGATGTTCAAGAAAAATGTGTGAGTCGCCTTCCTCGGCGAGCGTAGTAATAAGGGGATTTTGCAGTTTAGAAAACAGAGCTTTGTTAAGCTCCCTGCGTCGTTGATTAGTGTAGATCATTTGCCCTGCTTTAATGGTTAATTCATTGTTTTTCTTTTGCATGGCAAATGTAACAATTTTAAGCAAGAATCGCATTAAAATTGAATCTAAAATTCAAAAAACCACCGATTCACGCCTGAACCGGTGCTGAATATCAATTAATTGAAGTGTATGTTTTTTATCTTCTGTTTTCCTCTTCAATGTTGGCGATCATTTCTTCATACACTTGCGGAGTGGTTGCCGGGTCCTCGGTGTCGGTCGTACCGATTTGCCGTATCACCACCTCACAGCCCAGGAAGTGAGCCATGCGCAGGAAGTTCACTATGTGCGTGTCTTTCCCACGAGAAATGTCGCGGATAGCTTCGTAGGAAACGCCCGTATCTTTGTCGGCCGTCATGAAGTGAACACCGCAAATCTCCGCACGGGTGAACAGGAATTTACCTATTTCCTTGGCCGATTTAATGGCACTGTCCGGATAACGCGGAGGATTTGTCGGCAGATTCAGTGCGCGATGAATGTTGTATCGGCGGTATCTTACCACCAGATAGCCTGCAAAAAGCAGGACGCAGATAACTGAGAAAATTGTTGTTCCGTCCATAATTTTACTCTATTTCATTTAAACTTTCAATTGATTCTTCAATGCTTGAGAGAGCTTCTTCCATGTATTCTATGTACTCCTGCATCCGCTCTCCTTTTTCGGATTCCTGGAAAGACTCAGGTAGGTTATCAAAGGCTTCCTGTTCTTCATCTTTGAGTTCTTCAAGTTCCTCATATACTTTTCTCAACGACTCTCTTAGGACTTCGATTTCTTTTCTTCTTTTCTTATTCATACGTTTATAATTTAAAAATGAAGAAGGCCGGCGGGGTATTACTCTCCGTCGGCCTTTGTCTAACTTAAAACTCCGCTTCGCAGCGGTATGAAATTATGATAAACCAGACTACATCATCATACTTCCTCCTTCGTTTCGAGTGTGCATCCTAACCAATCTTTGTCCTGATTTCTTCTATTATCCGACTGCACTCCTCTTTGGATATTTTCCCTGAATACGTTTCATCTACTTCCTTTTCAAATTCTTCCATGTTTCCACGAAAATCTTCACAAGTAATTTCCACTTCATTTTTTTTAGTCCGGTAGGCATGTATGTGGCTAATGAATGGACCTGAAAGATTGAACCCGCAATGGCTTTCATTGTCCTTTATCTCGGCATTACCACGTATCCATGTAGACCCGTATACTGATTCGTTGTCATCTATCTCAGCATCATATACGTGGGCATTCTCGCATATTATAGTATTGCCACATACAGTGGCAATACCACATACATGAGCATTACCATATACATTAACATTACCATATATATGAGCACCGCCATATACGTGGGCGTTCTCATATATACTGACATAGCCATATACCCAGGCGTCACCATATATGTTGGCACCGCCATACACTTCAGTATTACAATGTATGTTAGCTCTATCGTAAACCTTAGCGTACCCGTATATTTGAGCTTCTTCATGCACCTCAGCATAGCCATACACCTGAGCATTACCATATATTTGTGCTCCGTCATACACATCGGCATTGTCATACACCTGAGCATTACCATATATTTGTGCTCCGTCATACACATCGGCATTGTCATACACCTGAGCATTACCATATATATTTGCTCCGCCATACACACCGGCACGACCATACACCTGAGCATTACCATGTATTTGTGCTTTATCATACGCCTTGGCATCGTCATACACTTGGGCATTACCATGCATTTGAACTTTATCATACACCTCGGCATATCCATACACCTGGGCGTTCCCATGCAACTTTGCATCACCATACACCTCTGCGTCATCATATACCTTTGCGTTATCATATACCTGGGCATTGTCGTACACCTGAGCGTCACCGAATACCAGAGCATTGTCATGTATCCAGGCATCACCTTCATGGCTAAGGTTGCTTTCTTTTTCAATATAACCTCCCAAGTCGCCTTCTTTGGCATACTTAAATGATTTTACGCATTTAATTTGAAACAATTTCTTTCCTCTTGCGAGTTTTATGAATTTGTCAGTCAAAATAAATTTCTTTTCCATATTCTATACAGTTTTTACCGTGTGTCTCACTCTTTAATTAAACTTGAGAAGGCTTGCAGAGATTTACACCCTGTCAGCCTGATTATCTAACTATTTCCTTCCGCTTCACAGCGGCAGGAAATTATGATTATTATCATTTCAGAAAACATAATCCGCAACGGTATTCTTTCTTATCTTCCGGAACTTCATATTCAAGCAGGTATTCCGCAAAGAAATCTTTCGCTTCCTGTTCAGTTCCGTTTACATCTTCACAAGCGCTGTCGTCTAAAATTATTTTCCCATCACATACAAGACGGTAATATCCACTTATAGACTGTTCGCATTCAAAATTCTTTCCTGTTGCTTTTACTACATCCTCAAAACTAGCTCCCATGACTCTAAACAGTTTTTCTCGTGTGCCTCACGTTTTATATTAAACATTTGTAGTCCGAAAGAGTATCACCTCCGCCGGACTTGTTCTAACTTAAAACTAACTTGTGGAATTATTTTATAAACGCTTTATATGTATTTCCCATAATTCTAAAAGTTTGACGTTGTAAATATAGTCATTTTTCACAAGTAGCCGAATGAAAATCACTTTTCATACGGCTGATTTACTAACTTAAAAACTAACGCTTCACAGCGTGACCGATGGAATTATAGTATCCAATCAATTTTTTCTAATTCTTCTTTCTCTTTTGGATTAATGAACACAGAAAATCACAATTACTATAGTATTTACCATTTTCTTCCGGATCTGAAAATGCACTTTCAGAAGCACTAACTATTTTCTGTATGGCATAATATAATTCTAAACTTATACCAGTTATGTTTACCGTCCCGTTCTTATTAAATCTTGTTCTGCTCATAATTCTTTTTATTTTATAGTTACACGTCGGTTCCGGACCAAGATGCAAACCTGAATCCGGAAGTAGGTTAGATGCGCATCATGTCAAGACATTGTTTTTCGGTAATACGACCTTTTGCAAAGCAATAATGAAGTGCTGTATAAGATATTCGATATAGTTTACGATCATGTTTTATGCAAAATTCTTTTCCGTTTAGCATATCAATAAACTGCATGTAATCTGTCATTGTATTGAATAGCTTTTTCAGGCAATTCTCTATAGTCATGGACTTTACAATAAGTTTACCTGATGGATTTATTCTATCTGGAACTCCATTTATTACTATTTCTGTCCCATGTGACTTGAAATCCAGCAAGCAGTCTTGAATGTCATATATCTCGTTTCCATTCCCATGATAATAGAAAGCGAACTGATTAAATTTGCTTTGCAGACCCTTTTCTATAATATAATTTGCTATTCTTACAGCTTCACCTTTAAGTATTGTTTCACCGCCAGCTACTTTCTCGATTAAATTCTTTTCTACTTTCATAATTCCAAAATTTTAGTTAGACAATGGTTCTCGTACCAATCGTTTAAATCGGTACGAAATTTTCTTAGCGAGCTTTTTCTATTTCCTGGTTGTAATTGTTTTGCAGAAAATACATGTCCTCATTATAAAGTACATTCAGATAATTCAGTATTTTCTCCTTACTTCTTACTTTCTTTAGCTTTGATATGCTACCCATTCCATTGCTGTCAGTTCTTACATCGCCATTTTTAAATATTAAAAGAATACATCCTGTACATCCTTCCCAATCTGTTATGATTTCTCCTACTTGGAATTTACCATATTCTTTTACTTCGCTTTTATTGGCATAGTGACGAAAATAATGTTTCTCAATATTTATTACCATAATTCCTTGTTTTTTTTTTAAGTTAGACGATAGTACCGGGCTAAGATTGTATGCTTAGACCGGTTAGTAACTAATTTCATTTACGAGGTCTTATTTTTCTGAACTTACCTTCATAATCAGCATTTACATGTCCTGATTGCGGAATAGTGATATTTCTACATCTCCGATACATTTTATATTCTCCCCACCAATATGCGTTATTTTTCTTACGCATATACTTGAGTAGATTTACAACTTCGTCCGGTCGTTCTCGTGAGTATTCAAACCATTCTGAAATGCCACCTTCCCCTTCATTATCAAATACAACTACTAATAGACCTGATTTTTGATTTCCCATAATTCTTTATTTTAAGTTAGAAAATGTATCCGGAGGGAGTAACACTCTCCATCCGGATTTTCTTAGCAGGAAAAATCATCTTCTGTAAAATTGATACCTGAATAGACTTCATATATCATTTCATCAGAGATAATACTGTCAACTCCGACTAGTTCGTCATAAGAAGTACCTTCTCCCACTTCTTCATTGTTTTGCATGAGATAACTCTGTTTGAGTTCTGTCAACTGGCTTCTGTTTAATTCTGATACGTGCATGGATGTTAGTATTAATTTATTTATAAAGGAATAATTCATTATTGCCGGGAATATATACATTACCGTTTTCTAAGCATAAGAACAAGTCTGAATAACTGTTACCTGATGCTTCGTAGAACTTATCGTAATTATATTTTTCGCCTTTACTCCATGAGTAGGTACTTATACCTAATTCCCGGTCAGAACTAATTCTTCTGCAAGCTGCCTCGAAAGACACATCTTTCTTACCTAATGGACGAAATGTATATCCATTGTATTTAAAATCTTTTTCCATAATTCCAATAATTTTAGTTAGACAACAGCAACCGGAGGGAGTATCACTCTCCCCTCCGGCATTGGGTTAACTCATGGGAATGTAAACGTCTTTTGCATTTGGATTCGGACGATAGATAGTCAGCGTTTTGCCATCGTTATGAGAAAAGCATCTTACTTTGCTACCGTTGCACCAGTCTTCTACAGGCTTGCATCCTTCAGGAAGTTCTTCAAGCTTCCAGAAATATGCGCTTTTTAGAAACTGATTTGCATAATACTGACCTGAATCATCTTTTCTGTAAGTAAGTCCTACATATCCAGCCCATTCTTTAAATGCCTTGATAGTATAGAACTCTTTAAATATGTACATGAAATCCTGCATAATTACTACCTTTGAATGTCTTTCTCTCATGTAGTACGGACTGTTGAAATATATTTCGTGCATAGGCACAAGCTTCATTTCTTTTTGGCGGAACTTCTTTACTTTTACTGTAAAGTAAATTCCTTGTCTTGCACCTGCTCCATAACAACCCCAGGTCCAGAATACGCGGTCTTCATATCCAGCAAACTCAAAGTTTGAAGAATGAATATGAGTAAACGCGCCACCTGAAGTTGAGAATGATTTACCGTTTGTCCATGAACTTCCGCTTTCACATACATACATCAATCCGAATTTATCTACGCTCTCAACCAGCGCATGATTGTAAAAGCTATTGTAATTTACAAACTCTATCATATCTCCTTTCTGCGGCTGCATAAGTGATTTATCATAGTGTGTAAAAAACTCTTTTTCCACGTCTTTTGCTATCTGGTAGTTGCTGTTCCATTCTTTTTCGGTAGTATAATATCCGTTACCATTCCAACACATGTTTGATTTTTTGAAATCTTCTAATGTCATCATAATTCCATCGTTTTTTTAAGTTAGACAATAGACCCCGGCAGATTCTCAAAAACCTGCCGGAATGTTTAAGCTACACAGAAGTAGAAATCACCCTGATGGCGGTATCCGCTGGTAAGCAATGTCCTGGAATATGCTTCGTAGTCGAAATACTGACCAAATTCAGTTTGAAGTTCTTCAGGCCATTTCATTTCCGCCATATAGGTGGCAAACGCTTCTTCAGAATCAAATTCCCCTGCGTATTTATCTCTGAACTTTTCTACGAGCTCTTCACCGTCTTTGATATAGGAATAATCCACAAAGTACATATCAAGAAACGTAAAGAATGCTTCTGTTTCTGTATCATCCATATCTTTTGCGCACTGAATGATTCCGAATATCAACGGATTGATATAGCTTTCGTTTATCATCCCGTCCGGTATGTTTGAGTAGTCCTGATACATAAACTCCGGCTCTTCCTCGTCGCTATGCAATTCCTTACAGGCTTCCATAAACTCATCTTTTGATTTATAGTCGGCCAATTCCATCCATGCGCCAGCCAGCGAACCTTCATTATATTTCTTATATGTACCTACATATACGCTTGCTCTGATTAATTTTGATTTTTCCATAATTCCAAAATTTAAGTTAGACATAAAAGAAGCCGGAAGCAGTTTCAGGCTGCTTCCGGCTGGATATTAATTGTAGACTCTGACTTTTTTTACATGCCATATACCATGTAGGAAATGACTGTCAAATCTCGCATTCTGTATTGAGCGGTACGGACCGCGTTTTGCACCTCCGTTACATAAGTCCACACATACCAGGTAGTATTCATAATGATATTTTCCCATAATTCCTATAGTTTTTAAGTTAGAAAATTGCCAGCCTCCCGGTATAAACCAGGAAGGCCGTACATTCAGGCAGCTGCAGTTTCGCAGTCGATGATAGACTTTGCTTCTTCTATAGCATGGTCCGTAGAATAGTAACCCCAGCAGGAATCACCGTCACCTTCATCTATCATATAGCCATAGACTTCACCGTTCATGTATTTCTCCAGATCTTCCAGTTCGCCTTTAAATACCGATTCTACCTTTTCACGTATTTTATTTGTGATACGTTTCACTCCGTATTCACGGCGTACAGCATCTTTCGATACGGCCATAATGCCAAACGTGCCGGAATCGAATCCCATATAAGGGTTCGGTACCGGGCTATTAAGTGATAACGCCACACCACTATGGTCCACGATACACACCCTATAGGCTATGTAGTCGTGTTCCATACGGCTCAGAATGTTATCGAAACCCGGAAATTCTGAAATACCGATTTCGTTCATAAGGTCGTCTATATCCAGTCCGTCCGGGTTATACCGGCGACTGTTGCTATATATCATAGACAGATTATCCCAAGCACGTGGGCTTTCTGCGTATTCGTCATAGTAAATACCAATTTCGTGACCTTTGTAGCTGATAGTTTCAATTTCGTTCATAATTCCAATAATTTAAGTTAGACATATAGCAGCCGTTATCCGTATAAGGGACAACGGCATAATTCAGAATGCAAGCTTTAACTGTACATATTGCGGTACATGTTTAAGCTCATAGGAAACAGGCTCCGGCTGTTTGTATTCCATATCTGCAATAGCTTTCATAAACTCTTTTCTGGATATTTCTTCTCCGTTGTGGCAATATTCTACATGCGAAGCATTATGATGACGCATATAGTATCTTCCAGACCGGTACGTATAACCGTTATAAGTATATTCCTTGTATCTCCATAAGCTGCGCCACCAGTCCATGCCCCATGAACGAGCCCATGCTTCTGCAGCTTTTTCTGAGTTATCATACGTTTTCCCGTAGCGTTGAGCCATGCTCTTAAATTCTTTTAGTGTCATAATTCCTATAGTTTTAAGTTAGAATAGCAGACCGGGCCATGATAATATAGCCCGGCCATAGCTTCATGCTACATTTTTACTGATAGAGTCCTTCAGACGGATTTCTTTCATAGTATTGAGGTCGAATATTGCAAGCTGATCATTTTCTATTCCCAGACGGATAGCCTGTTCGAGGTCGGATACTACCAAGGTTGCATCATAGTAATACAGTCCAGACTGTTCGTCATACCATCCTCCGATAGCGTTTGCTTTCCCATCGGATACAGCTTTCAATACAGTTGCAATTCCGGATTCTCCAAACGAGTTTTGCGTTTCACGTATAGCAACCGCATAGCCAGACGTTACAGGCTGTAAAGTTTCTGCATTGATAGTAAAACCGGCTGCATTCATAGCTGCAATAGCTGCAATAAGTTTAATACTTGCGTTCATAATTCCTATAGTTTTAAGTTAGTAATAGTTTCTGGAAGTACCGTAAAGCACCTCCAGCATGGAATTAATACCCCATAGCGTCGTAGTACGATTTGTTTTTTACGTACTCTCTCGCTATTTCGTAGTCGCTGCAATTTTCGCCAAGCTTTGCGGTAATACTTTCGTATGCGCTTTTGGGCATTACATAAATAACCTGTTCGCTCCAGTCGGAACGACCGGCGAAACATAAAGCCACGAATAAAAACACGCAGCACAGAATGACTTTCATTTTCTTTTTCATAACTCAAACTATTTAAGAAGTTTGCAGGCCGTACACCGGCAAAGGTGAACGGCCTGATAGAGTTCATTCTGAGATGTATTCATCCCAAGATTTTTCAAGCATACCGTTATCTTTTGCCCATTTTCCATAACGGGATAGAAAATCTTCAAAATCATGCTTTTCTGAACACTTCAAGTTTTTCATATAGGACTTATTCCCATAGAACTCTGATAACTCTTTTTTCCATCCATTATAGAATGAACATTCATGACCATTGGCTAATATTCTTCCAGCATAGTCTTTTAATTCTTCATTTACTTTGCCGAATGTATTAATGTAACCACAAGCATAGAAAAACAGTAATTCTCTCATAATTCAAAAAGTTTATAGTTATACATACAAGAAGTGCCATGCGCCCGAAAGCGCATAGCACTACATAGGTAGGGGTTTTCCGTACCACCCCCGAAGCTGGTTATCGGTACACCCGTGCATACCCGCCTATATGCACCATGATACACTATTTGCATAGCGTTCACGGATACACTTTTCGCATAGACGACCTTTGCAGGCGCACCGCCATACAGACACACGTGCCCGCATGGTGCGTTTAGTGCATAGACCTGGATACACGTATCCTGGCCCGTTCCATACATACGCTAGAACAGTATGGATCTTTTCCGGTTAACTACTCCGGCATACACCCAAGATTGAACAGGGCATAGCACACCCGTACATGAATCCATACGGACACGGTGCACCCTGACTGATCGTTCAACACGTTGCAGGGCACACCGCACCCATACGGGTACAGTTATGCCATAGAATTATGAATTATGATTTTCGCGGCCCTGGATACCGTCAGACTCTTGGCCTGGATAACTATAGGCGCACACGTGCGCCCCTATATGCAACAGTGGCACACGTGCCGCCGTATTACATAGGTAGGTATCTTTTTCGCCGGCCGTGTAAGATAGTAGTATATATTTGTAGTGGGTGCCCCGGTAACGATCCGGGTACTAACACTTTTATAGTGCTTTCGTTCCATACACACCATAAAGATTAAGCCGCGTCAACAATACGTTCTGCAATTTGTTGCAACATGTCTTCGGAAGCGTCTAAAAATTCTAACTTTAAAGCTTGCAATGTAGCTTTTATCTTAGTTTCACGTTTTTCGGCTTTTTTAGTTTCTATCTTTGTTGCTTTCTCCTTTGCTGCTTTTTCCTTTTTTTCCTTTGCCTGATTTATTCTTAGCAAACCTTCCAAGCTTGCAAAAAAATCGTCTTCGTCGAATTTTATAGGAACGTATTCATAATATGTTTTCCCGATCTGGACAACTTTCAACTCATTTCCGTCCAGTGTTTCAATATCTGATAATCTTTTTAACTTACAGAATACCGGCAAACCGTCTCCAAGTTCGAAGCTTAACAACATAGAAAGATCAACTTTCTTTATACCGTAAAAATCTAAGTATCTTTTGATTTTTTCCTGATCACGATTTTTGTTTATTGTGTTCATAACCGCGAACGGTGATCTGTTTAGCTTTTTAGTTACTTTCTTAACGTCACGTCTCAATACTGATTTAGATACTTTTGTAGTCATAGCTTTTTCTCCTATAGTTTTAAGTTAGTAATATATTAATAGTACGGAAGCGTCGAATCGAACGACACGTATAGACATAGTCCACCCGTTAGGCCACTTTGCAGCTCCTTTGCCCCGTATCAATATAGTACTATCTTTCACGGATTATTTGTTACAGACTAACCGCGCCGCGTGTACTTTGTTCCGTTTGCTTTCGTGCGTGGCTTGCAAACTATGCAAGCCGGGAAAATATCAAACTATGATAGTGAACAGGATCACCAGCCGGAACGCGGATCACGTTTATACGGTATTTTTTCAAAGAACGTTTTTTCTTTCTGGATATTTTCAGGAACGGAAAGAAAAACGTATCTTTGTTTTTGCTACAAAACAGAAGAAAGTTTTATCTTTCTTTTTCCCGCGGGTATTCCTGTAATACCCGCTTTTTTTATACCTGGAAAGAACGTTTTATCAATTTTGGCAAGCCTGATTTACTCGTATAACCTTTTGTTTTTCGATTACACTACAAAGGTACATAATATTCTCTATTGTGCAATAGATACACACATTTTTCTCTATTATTTTAACCGTTATTTAATATTCAGTCCAAAAATGAAAGGTTTATTCACATTTTCGCGCGCTTCCTGGTGGCGTTCCTCCATGGTGAGGAACGCCACCAGCAGCCACCAGCAGCCACCAGCAGCCACCCCCCCCCGGGCATATATCACCGACGGACGGGGCCCCAGAGGGACACGTCCCACGTAGCGAGGCGCAGGCTTTTCATCGTGAATCGGGCAAAAATCTTTTGTTTCAATTACAAATTATCAGATTGTTATTCAGTTTTGAAGGGAATACAAAAAAAGGCAACCGGATTACGTCCGATTGCCTTTGACAAATGGTAAATTAATTCCAATTTAGATTACAGAGTCAATTCAATAGATAGAAGTTTATTCCCTATTTCAATGAGTGAAAGATTTATCATATTGATGTCTTCCTGTTTAAATGATGCTTTTGTAGAATTTTTTCGCATCCTGTTAAGATACCATGAGGTGCTTTTCTTCATCTTACCAATATATATATAGGGCATTGAAACCATATCTGATACAGACTGAATCTGCCCAATTATTTCCTGCCTTACTGAAAGTGAATCTTTATTCTCTACCGTTGGGATATAAATCCTTGTACTGACAAGCTTTTTCCCCATTTCATTAAACAATTCGTTTAATGTATTCACATCGGATTGATTAAATCCTTTTGATGTAGTTATTATCTTGTCACTATTTAATTTAGTATATATCCATCCGCTTGATTTTCCCAGTGCGTCGGTTACATACTTTAGCTTCACCATTTCTGCTATCATAGGTAAAGCTTGCTTTACGGGTACTTTGATTTTTTCTGTTTCCATTGCGCTATCTTTCTTTTTCCAATGCAAAAGTACATAATATTCTTTATTTACACAAGCATTTTCACAAAAAAAAGAGGCACCCTCACGGGCACCCCTCTCTCAACAAAAAAAGAAGACTGAAAGATTTTACGTAAATCCGCCACCTCCCTCGTCAGGGTCTGTTCCTCCCTGCTCGGTTCCTCCACCCGGTTCAGGTTCCTGTCCGGCTGTTTCCTCTTCATCGTAATCTTCCATCGTAGTGACAGACATTCCTTCAAGCATCTGCTTGAAACGCTTGCCGGGATAGAAAAGGATTTTCTTTCGGGTGACGTTTTCGGCAGTCACATCGTCGGCAGTGGCTCCCGTCTTTGAGTTGAAGGTAGGCTTGAAAGAACCGAAGTCGCCCAGCTTTACGGGCATGCCGTAGTTCATGAACACAATCATACGGTCGATAAGCGCTTCGAGCACCGCTTTTGTCTGCGAACGGTTCACACCGCATGAGTTACTCACTTCATTAAGAAGGTCGTCGAAAGTGACGGGTTGCTGACGTACCGGCTTGATGCGGTAAACCTCCGGCTTGTCTTTCTTGAAGCCGAGGGTGATTTTCTGTTTTTCGTAAACGATTGCCATAGTTTAATCGTGTTTTTAAGGTTTGTACTACTTGTCTTTCGACAACTCTAAATTACCTCCCAGACCGACCGTTTTTGAAGGACAAAAAACACTACTGAAACTGGCTTTTGAATCGTGCGCCAGCAACCTCTAAAGTGGTTTGCGGCAAACCTCTCGAGCGATATGCAGCAAACCTCTCAAGTAGTTTGCTGCATTTGTTTTGAGTGGCCCTACAGGCTATTGTGGAGGGGGTGCGCAGAAACGTAGTTTCCCATCATCATAAGAAGGGTTTTCTGGCCGCTCGTGTCGGACGAAAGAAAGTCCACAATCTCCTTGAAAAGTGAGCGCGAGCACTCGCGTTTCACACTGACCAGATAACCGCTGCCGAGCAGACTTTCCAGTTCACGGCGCACGGTGTGTTCGGGCATAAAATCCTCGTATTCCACATAGGCCAGCACGCCATGGCGTGTGACGGTAAACATAATGCTGTGTCTTACTTCTCCAAAATAGCCGTTTATGGCCTTTCTTGCTTCGCGCTTTTTCATAGGTAGCCTCCTTTCTGCATGATGATGCGTGAAAAGAACTCGTATCCCTCGCGTGTGATGTAAGGTGTGTAGTATTTCACTCCGGAACCCGTGGCGCTGGAGTGTGCGGCCAGTATCAGTCCGCGCTTTGTGCTTTCTTCGGAAGGAGCGTTGTAACATTCGGGTGTGGAAAGCAGCCATCCTTCACGGCGAAGGAAATCGAAAAGGCGTGCCGTGCGTACCACTATCCCGTTTTCACGGCTCATGGTGCGGGCCATCTGACGCACAAGCATGGCATCGCGGAAGCGGGTGCGTATTTCACTGACGGTGTAGCATGGAATGTCTTTTTTTTCGTAGAACGGATGTGTGGTAGTTTCGGGATTCTTGTTTACAGGCGTGACGGAACCGTTGTCGCCTGAAAGATAATTCTGTATCATCTGTTCAAGCCTTGATATGCGCTGCTCAAACTGGCTTTGTGCAGTTCCTGCCGACAAGGTTTCTTCGCGTTCAAGACGATATTTAAGGTAGGAAATACGGTCTTTCTTGTGCTGAATCATGGAAATGGATTCGGAAAGCTCTTCTTCTATTTCTGTGAGGAGTCCGGAAAGATTGTCTACACTGCCATGAGTGTTTTCAGTGCATGTGTAGTCGGTTTGCGTGGTTCCCGTGCTGACGGTTCCTTTCATCAGCAGTTCTTTAATACGGTCGTTGCACCAGATGGCAAATGCAGGACTTAGCCAGCGTGCAAATTCAAGGGCTACATCTTCGTGCATCCAGGTGCCACCGTTATTCCCGTATGTAACTTTCACTAAATCAGACGAGAGGATTTTCTTCACCTCGCTAAGTGCTTCTATAAAACGTTTGGATTGTTCTGTTTTAAGAAAGTCTTTAGGAGATTTGTTAAATGGTTTTGCCATTTGTGTAGCATTTACCATAAGATTGTCGCCTTTGTGGAACGAAATGGGATTCCCATGGTACTGAAAAATTTGATTTGCTGTCATATATAACGATTTTGACATTATAGAACAGAAAAACGGCTGTTCATGGCCCGTCGTTACACATACCAAAGGCAGTTGGGAGTGCATTAACAGCTCCCACGGGATTAAACAGCCGCTATATTATAATGTATAGCCATATTAGCAAACATAAAAAATGTCTGCTATTTGCAGACATCCGTCTGCCTTTGATTATGTGTAACACTGCAAATATACAACAAATCTCACAAAAGCAAGCGGAAAGGGAGAAATAATAATTCCTCCCTTTTAATTTCTTGGCAAATGTAACAATATTAATTTGATTATCGCATTAAAATCGTACTTTTTCATAATCTATTATATTAACATCCTTATTCAGTAGCTAAATCTTCATCAGAAAAAATATCTTCAAAAGTAGTCATGCCTGGCTCTGAACGTAAAACATCGTATGCTAAAAGTACAGCTTTAATACCTTGTTTTTCGGAATACGATAAGTTTCTTAAATCTCCATATTCACCTAACAGTTGCATTTTTACTTTTTTCCCATCTGCCATTTTCCTCAAAAATGAAAGAAGTTCTTTATTCATAGGAATATCAATCCATTCCCAAACTCCATAGCCATCATTATCGGAATGTTTCTCTTTGTATTCGTCAAAATCTATGAATTTAGTGTTACCGTCATAAGATAAATAAGCAGATTTAAAGAATATCCAATTTTCTCCTGCGTATGACATTTTCAGCCTAACCCATACGGCAGAAGATGATTTCCCCATATAAATTGAAGTTCCGCTTACGTTATCATAATGCGTGAAATAGGGGTTATAATACCACGTTATCCCCTGTACGTCATCCACCCTTTTCTTTAGTTTGGAAACGGCAGCCATCCGCTTCTTCTTTTCTTCTTCGGCTTTTTCCCGGGCTTCAATCCTTATTTCAGAAATGACTTTCTCAACGGTCTTAATTTTATCTGATTCCGGATGATACTTCTCCAGTTTTTTTAGAATATCAGATAATCTTGCCGTGTCATTTTTTGATTGAAGCTCCTCAATTCCTGCACATAGCTTTTCAGGAGAAAACTTATATCCTTCCAGCTCTATATTTGCTGATTTTAAATTTTCATTTAAATCGCGAATGGAATCCTGAAGAGTTTTGTTTGCTTCTGTGAGCTGCTTCACACGGTTTTCCATATTCTTATCCTTGCATGATGGAAGCAGGATGAAAATTCCAATAAATAATAAAACGTACTTGTTCATTTGATTTAGGGTATAAATTTATTGTACCTCAGTATTCATTACTTTTCTATGACTCATTCAAAGCCACGAAGCAATTCCATCAGTTCCTCTTCATGGATAATTCTTACTTCTGGCATTTGTGCCAGCTTTTCCATTTTGCTAGGCCCTGCACCTTCACCCACTATAGCCCATTCGGTAGATTTGGTTATACTTTTCAGATTGATAGCCCCTAGAAGTTGAAGTTTCTTTAATAGTGCATTCCTGTTATTGGGATATGACCGAAATTCTCCTGTCGTAATGATGTGCTTGTGATAGAATGGAGTGTCTGTTCTTTCCAGCTTTTCGTCCGGAAGAAGTTCGTAAAGGCTTGAATCTTTCTTCTGATATCCCATAGAGCTGGCTGCATCAGGATTTGGTTTTACGATCTCTCCACCCTGTACTTTCATATAAAGTTCAGCGCACGCACGTGCATCTTCCAGTGCGTTGTGGTGCTTTTTAAGTTCAATACCAGCCTGTTTGCAAGATTCTTCAAGGCTTTTCCCTGTGGAATTATACGTGTCGATGAATGAAGGCTGATATAATGGGCTGTCTGTCTTTCCGTAGTAACGGCAAGCCTTTTCAAGTACGCTCTTTTCTGTTCCGTGATTGTGTACTACAATAGCGCATCCGTCTGTAAATTTTTCCATATAAGGAAGAAGATCACCGAATGTAGGTGCATTGGCACACATTTCCTCGGTTATACCATGCACATGGGTGTTTAACGATTTTCTATCATCCGGAACTGGTTTAATGAGGGAATAGAACTCCTGCACGATAACCTTATTGATTACTTTTACCATCCCAACCGAACAGGCGGTTTCATGATTAGGAGTCAGATGCTCAAAATCAATAGCAACAAATTTATCCATAACTGTTAAGTTTAAAGTTCACGGCGAAAATAACTTTATTTTCCATTTTTGACAAACAAATACAAAAAAATCCCCTTCGCAAAACCATGCGGAGGGGAGTAAACGTCAGGCTTCGTATTCAGACATCACAGTGCAGAGCTCAAGCTGGCTCATGAATAGGCCGTAACGCTGCTGTATTTCCTGGAATAGCCGCTCGGAACAGTTTCGCTTGATACTGAGAAGAACGCTGGTGCCCAATAATCGTAGAAGGGCTTCCGTTACATGGTATTCGCTCAGATAATCTTCGTATTCAATGTAAATTAATGTATTGCCATGAACGCTGAATGTGCGGATGCTGTGTGGCACGCTTTCAAAGTACAAGTCTATCACATACTTGTACGTTTTAGTTTGAGGTTTCATTTTTATCCTCCTTTTTTGTTTTAAATAGTTGATTTATTTGTGTTCTTCCTTCGTGCGTATAAAGGCAGAGCGGCTGCATTTGCAAATTTATCAAATTTAAACAGATGTGCCCGACTTCGCAGCCGGGCACATCTGTCAATGCTTAAAAGCATACATTCCTGAAAACTCACTTCTTACCTTGTTCGAAAACATCGTAAACCACGGTGCCCGACTGGCAGAATCCTACCAGCCACGGTATGTATTCCACCCGGGGCTCGTCGTAAAACTCTTCATTCTCCAGGTCGAAGCGTATCTCACGGCGGAAGTTCACGCAGAAGTTGATGCGCTCTTCCGGCTGAAGCATGGGAAGGTCCATATATCCGCGATGATAGTTGATGAAAGCGCGGAGGGTGTCGAAGAATGCGGCATACTTCCGGTCGTCGTCCTTGTAGAGCAGATGCACGGAGAGGTCGAGGGCCACGTAACACTCTTTCACGTCAATCCCAATCAGTTTCTCACGTATCATTTTATCTATGGTGTCAAACCGTGACAGGTATATGGCTGCGGCATTTTTCTTCTTCCTGCTGAAAAGTGCCTTGATAAGTCTGCGCATTTTCATGGCTGTAATATATTAAAATTGTTGCATTACACGCAAAAATAGCTAAAATTCGGTGGAAAATATAAAATCATTGACAATTATAAATTATTTTTCCTTATATTTGCATTGTGTTTTAAAACTCTCACTTCACCCCTGTCCGTCTTTCCCTGAAGCGGGCGGGGGTCATCGTTTCTATCAGGGCTATTCTTCTTCGCCCCATTCGTCTTCTTCATCGTCGCCATCGTCTGCCGGACGATCCATCATGCGGCGGGCAATGAGGGCTTTCATGCTCACCAGTCCGGTGCGCACTTCGGCTTCCTTGTCGTGCGTTTCTTCAGCAGTGCAGATTTCCTCGTCCACCTGCCAGCGCACGCAGAACAGGGCGGGATGTCCGTCGTAGGCCGTCTGCATGGCGAATCCCCGGCGTTCCAGTTCCACCAGATACGGAGGAAGCGGGTCGGGCATCTTCGGGATGGGCCATGCCTGGAAGTATTCACGGATGCGTCGCACGGTAAACACTTCGTCGGCATACTCCTCCCGCTCCACCGGTTTGTAGGTGTCGGCAAAGGCATCCACCAGTTGCATCAGCGCTTTGGGCGGCTGCAGGGCCGGGTCCTGATATTTCAGCTTCTTCTTGCTCATTCTTCATTTTTCATTATTCATTATTAATTATTCATTAAGATGTCATCGGCATACCCACGCCTATCATGCGGCCCGATCCGTAATAACGCACTCCGATAACCAGCGTGTCGAATGCGTCGCTCAGGTCGGTACGTGTACTCAATTCTGCCTCGATGTCGTCCACCTCCTTCGATACGCGGTTCTTCTCCTGGCTCTTGTCTTTCTCGAAACCGTTGCGTCCTTCCTTCACACGTGCGTTCTCCATGGAGGCAATCAGATACTCGTTGTTCTCTTTGTTGATGCGAATGAACGGGCGCTGCGTGCCGGCAAAACAGCCGTTCAGGAACTCGTACTTCTTGTTGTGGCTCATGGGCCGTCCCATGGCTACCTCAATGACGTTCCATCCGTGACTGCGAAGCACTTTCTTTACGATGTTGTAGAAACGGGTGTCTTCATGGCGCTCGCTGGCGTAGGCAGCTCCCTGCTTGGCGGTGTCGTCGTAATAGAAAATCACGTCACGGCAGGTCAGACGGTGCGGCTCGTAATACTTGCAGAACATTTTGCAAAGTCCCTCGATACGGGTGTTCTTTACGTTGGTCATGCTGTTGAGTATGCGCAGCACGCTGGTGTTGCTCCGGCTGTCGGTCTGCCCAATCACCAGACAGTTGATGTGGGCATTATAATCGAAAGCGATGCGCAGCGGTTCGCCGGGCTTTATGTCGGTATCCAGACAGCAGTCCTGTGCCTTGGAAAGCTCGTTCAGGTCGATGCTTTCCGACTCCACACGCAGGGTACGCCCGCCGTTGTATATCTGCGTAATGGTGCGTTTCTTATATTTCTGTGCGGCTTCGAGCTGCTCTTCGTCGTTACTGAGGTAACAGTGCACGTCGGGATCAAAGTTGGCATAATATCCGTCGTTGATTTCTTCCTTCTCGACGTTACGGATGGAGATGTCGAACATGGTGGGGGTAAGTTCCTTCTGCATGGTGCGGATGAACTGTTCGCCCAGAATGTCAATGTTTTCCACGGTGGAAAAAGAGAAGTAGATGCTGGCCTGGCAGCGCAGCTTGTTCAGCTCACGCTGGTATTTGGGGGACTGCACGATTTCCGGGCAGATCTGTGCCTCACGTATCATCTCCGCAATCTTCCGGTTTATTTCCGGTGTCTGCTCTTCACGGCGCTTCCGGAGCCATGCCTGACGCTTGGTGAGCGGGGCATCGCTTACAAAGAATATACTCTTGTAGTACGGATTCAGGTTTTCATCGAATCCGGGATGATTGGTGTTGATACCACGGAGCGTAGGAAGAATTTCGGCCTTAATCAGTCCTTCAGGCATAAAACGGCACTCGTCGCCGATGATGGAGCACGAGTCCATACCGTTGGCAGCAGCCTTCACTCCGGTAGAAATCATGTAGTACACGAATCCGTTCCAGAAGTGGATGCAGTTTTCCCATACCTTCGGCTTCACTATGGGTTCCTTGAAATTGCATTTGGCCGGAGCATGTCCACGAAAGAAATGTACTCCCTCTTTCAGTCCGGTCATTCGCTCCAGCGAGTAAAGCGTTTTAGGTACGGTCTTCGTGAAAAGCTGCTTGATACTGTTACCTAAGAAAAGTCCGGTTCCGCGAGGCATGGACTGGATGCAACCGGCCATTTCGGGCGTAATCAGTCCGTCGGTCTTACCTGTACCACGGCCTGCTTCTACGGTGGTATTCCGGCATCGGTAGTTGTACACCGCACGTTGGGCCGGATTCATGTAGATGTAGTTGGCCGCAGTTTCCTGCTCCTTCGCTTCCTGCACGCCCGACAATGCCGATGCGTGACGCTGTGCCCGTCGGAGTGATTCCTCGCGGGCGGATTCATAGTCGTTTCGTCGTGACATGGTTTATTCCTCCTCTTCCTGTTGTGTAAAACCGTCCCGGTTTACTTCATCGTACTCCTCGTCCGGAGCGTTTTGTCCCTCGCTTACATATACGCCGTCGTCGTCTTCCACCATCTCCTGCCACTGGTCGAGCTTCACGCCGTATTTCTTTCTCAGGCGGCGCATTTCCTCGCTGTCGTGCCCGGTTTTGTTCGGGAATTTCTTCTTCACATCCGAGGTAATGACTACCGGCATGCGTATCAGTTCGTCGCCCAGTTCCTCCGGCGTTTCCGGCTGGTCCAGACGGTCAATCTTGGTGAGCAGGCTTGCTCCGTTGTACACCGCTTTCATGTCGCCAGTATCGGCTCCGTTGCGCATCATCAGGTCGGCGGCGTGTCGCACCTTCATCGAGGAAATGTTTCGCTGTCCCTTGGCGTAGAACGACGAAATGAAGTCTATCACCTTCAGGTCGCCTCCCAACTGGCTGTAGGTTCGTTGCCACCGGTTGATGATGTACTGACGCAGATTCATGAACGGGTCCTCCTCAAAGCGCTTGTACGCATCCAGGCAGACTTCCACCCGTTTTTTCTGCTCGTCGGTAAAGGCCATGTTCTGCCACGGCACACCCGTTTCAAAGTGCTTCCGCAGCAGGTCGTAGAATCGTTGTGCTATCTCACTTGCCATAATTGTGATTGTGTTTCTTTCAAGTGATTGATCACTCTCTCATATCCTATTTTAAAGTAATTGTCGTCTTTTTCTATACAGATACAACTTCTGCCAGTATTGATGGCTGCAATGGCTGTGGTCATGCTTCCGGCTGTATTATCTAATATCAAATCTCCTTCATTAGAATAGGTCTTTATCAGATATTCAATTAATGGAACAGGTTTCTGGGTGGGATGAATATTTTTATTATTTACATTAGAAAATTCAAGCACTGATTTCGGATAAAATAGTCCGTTATTCCCTTCGTGAACATAATCTTTTTTCTCTCCTGTTTTCCCAAGAACACCTTTACTTCTATCCGTATTACATCTTTGAATTTTTCTACCTGTAAAAAGTCCGTCTGTTCTCATCTGAGGATTATATGTAGGTTGTTTTTTATAAAAAATAATTATATCCTCAGTCCAATTCATAAATTGCTTTTTTGCATTCATTACATTGGTAGGTCTTGTTTTTAGCCATGTAAGCTTCTGTCTGTAATTTTTTAAATTACTTAATATAAGATTTGATGTAAATGGTTCTCTCCCAAATAATATGACCGCTCCATTTGTTTTTACTTTATAGTTATATAAATTCCATAAATCCTCAAGTGGTATTATTTTATCCCACTTGCATGATGTTATTTGATATGGCAAATCACAAACCACACAATCCACGCTACCATCAGGAATATGTTTCATTTCTTCCAGACAATCTCCATGTATCAGCTTTATACCACTTCCTAAATCCATTGTACATATATTATTTTTCAAAACATGTTTATGCTTGTTTGGTCACGAAACAATTTTCATGATCAAAAGAATTGCTATTTCATAATGCTTTTCGTATGCTCCTTCATCCGCAACATCTCCGCCACATTCTCATACTCTTCCGGTGAAGTGGTAAGCGTGAACATCTGCATGGCGTTGCTACGCTGGGTGTTCAGGCTTCCCTGGATAACCAGGCTGTGCGATTTGCTCTTCACCGTGACGCAGCGGAAACCCACATTGTCCTCACAAACCACCAGCCGGCCCGACTGGATAAAATCACCCAGCTGGCTTCGGATCTCCTGACGCTGGTTGAAAGTAGCCCCGGCAGATGCAGGCTGCGAAATGAGTATCATTTTGCTGACATCAGCAAAATGGTCCGACGGATTGGTGGGATCGGGCTTCACACGCGAAAGAATACGACGGATGGTTTGAATGAGCTTTACATCGAGCCGCACCATGACAATACCCATTTCACCTCCGGAACAGTAGCCGGACAGCGTGCCCAGCAGGTCGCACATATCCCAGTCAGAAAAACTGAAGAAGTTGGCAGCCGTGTGCTGTTTGCTGCACTCGTCAATCATACCTTCCAGCTGCTTGTGGTAGCAGCAGGGTTCAATTATTCTCATAATGCACCTCCTTTCATCTGGCCTTCGGTAACACTTTCAGTAGGGTCTACTTTCTTGCGTGGGGTTTCTGTAGCTTTTTTCGGTTCTTCTGCCGCTTTTGTACGGTTTTCCGTTGTTTCGGCACGCTTTTCCTCAATTTCGGTACGTTTTTCGGTTTTTTCGGATGGTTTTTCTGCTTTTCCTTCCGATACCTTTGGCTCCTGATTTTCGGTGTCAGCAGGCTTTGTCTCTGCCTGTACGGATGCAACCGGAGCGTTTACACCGGGAATGGATATGCCTGCTGCAGTAGCTACTTCTGCCGTTTTCTTAGGCAGGTTTTCTCCCCATTCCATCAGCTCCTCGATACGAAGGCGAAGCTGTTCCTTGTACTCCTCGGTAATCTTCACGTCGCTGCGGTTGATGTATTTCTTGTTTCCTTCCACGCGGGCCTTGCGGCATACTTCCTGCTGGCGTACATCCTTCATGGCTTCTATCTCGGCACGGGTAAAGTCGCCAGGACGTTTCATGCTGTCGGCTGTGGAAGTTTCCTGCCCGGTGTAGGTACCGTTCAGTGCGGCATCCACATTGGTCCAGAACGCGCGGATTTTCTGCTCGGATGCGATGGCTTTCTTGGCCATGTCCGCGCGTGCTTCGTCGCTTACCTTGGGATTTTCGGCCATTACTTCCAGCGTGCCGCGATACTCGGCCAGTTCCAGGTACATGGCGGAAAGTTCTGTTTCTCCCTTGTCGCGGAGAGATTTCGGCAGCTTATCCTTATAGAGTGCAAATTCTTTCGGTCTGCGGCCGTCCACTTCCTGCTCTTCGTACTGGCGTGCGGTCATGTTTCCTTCTTCATCGGGCGCACCGTCATCAGGAACTATCGCTTTGTAACGAACGGTTCCAACCGGACCGCGAGTGGCTTTCTTGGCCAGTCCGGATTTCTTCCGTACTTCCTGCAGGAACAGGTTCATCTTGTTGAGTGCACGGCGGGCTTCATAGCGCTGTACGTCGCGAAGGAAATCCTTTGCCCGCACAATGGCCGACACCAGACGGCATCCTTCGTCGAAATCCTTCACAGGCACCTTCATCCAGCATTCGGCCAGCGCCAGCAGTTCCGGAAAAGTTTCGTCCGTCCATCGTTTCACCCGGTCCAGATAGTCTTTCTTTTCTTCTTCATTCATGGCTCTGTAGTCTTTTAAATATTCTTTCTCTGTTATCATATCCTTTGTTTTTCAATTACTTTACCCCAAAAGTAGGGAAAACCAATATGTCGTTGAAGGACATAAAAAAGTCCGGCACCGATTAGCAAGTGCCGGACTTTCATCCACTTTTTCGTTTGTTAGAATATGCAAATCAAACGGTTATCCTCCATCTCCTAGACTTGCCTCTGATTTCAGCGTCAATGTACCCGACCAGGTAGTCAGGGAGTAGCGGTTCGGGTTGCTGGTCACTGTTACCGCATGACCGCTGTCAGAATCCGGAGTGGTACCGCTATCGTAGTTGTTGTTCACTTCCGTACCAAAAGTAGGATCGTACACTACGTAATAACCTCCTGCAGGGTTTTCCGCAAAGAAAATAGCGTCTCCACGGTTCTTCAGGATACGGAGCACATGGGCTGCGTTTTCCACGTCCTTGTCGATGGTAAACATCAGCTGTACGTTATAGCCCTTTGCACCTTCGTTACCAGTTGAAGAAATCTGACCGCTCTGTTTCTTGATACGGAACTTCCACGCTCCCTTACCAGGAGAAAAAGCAAAAGAAGCTTCAGTAAATGCAGCTTTAGATGCTTCATATACAGGCTTTGCCGTAAGGTCTTCCGGATAAGCGACATAAATCTGATTACCGATACCGGCAAACTGTTCATCGCAACCGGCAGCAGCCTGACCAATATCCATTAAGTCACATGATAATTCTGCCATAATTGTCTTATTTTGAAGTTTGTATAATCGTTATCCCAGTCCCGATTTGATAGTCAGAGTTCCGTCCCAGGTAGTCAGGGAGTATCTGTTCGGGTTGCTGGTAACAGTTACTGCATGACCGCTATCAGAATCCGGAGTAGTACCACTGTCGTAGTTGTTGTTAACTTCCGTACCAAAAGTAGGGTCGTACACTACGTAATAACCTCCTGACGGGTTTTCTGCAAAGAAAATAGCGTCACCACGGTTTTTCAGGATGCGGAGCACATGAGCTGCGTTTTCCACGTCCTTGTCTATGGTAAACATCAGCTGTACGTTGTATCCTTTCGCCCCTTCGTTACCAGTTGAAGAAATCTGTCCGCTCTGTTTCTTAATACGGAACTTCCAGGCTCCTTTACTGGCCTTGAAAGTAAATGCTCCTGAAGCAAAAGCCGCTTTACTCTCATCGTATGTGGGAGGTGCTTTCAAATCTTCCGGATAGGCTACATATATCTGATTACCGATACCGGCAAACTGTTCTTCGCAACCGGCAGCAGCCTGACCAATATCCATTAAGTCGCATGATAATTCTGCCATAATTGTCTAGTTTTAAAAGTTTGTGTTTGTGTAGTGAAGGCTGCCAAACTTGGCAGCCTGTTTTATCTCAGCGGGCGGGTTACTCTTCGTCTTCCGGCTCGAAGATGGCCTGAAGGTAGGTCGGGTATCCGTTGTAAACGATGTTACGCGGAGAGATTGTTGCACCGTCGCTCCATGCCTTGAACTTGTATCCAGATTCAGCAGCAGGAGTCAGTTTCACGGTTTCGTCCTTCGTATATACATCCTTTTGCGGAGACAGCGTTACCTTACCCCATTCTTCGTTGTTGGAAGTAACGGTCAGGGTATTCTTCTGGTAGTCACCGTTCAGCTGTTCAATCTGTTCGATAGTACCGTCGCTCACACAGAACTTGGATGGTGCGATGTCAAGAATACGTGCGCCTACGGTAGACTGTACCTGGAAAATCAGCACGTTCAAGTCGTTCGGGTCGTGACTCATCATCACCGAGTTCCAGTCGCTTGCACGGTCAAGACCGAACTGCAGGTTTTCAGGGAGAGTTGCAATCATACGATTACCCTTACCAATAATACCGTCGGTTACAATCTTGATGTTTTCCATTCCCACGAATGAGAATCCTTCACCGCCTGCACTTGTAGTCTGCAATCCGGTAAACTTACGCATGTAGCTGTGGGTAATGAGTCGCTTCTGCTTCGGCGACATGTAGACGATTACTTCCTGAGCGTTACGCAACAGCGGATGCCATCCTTCCACCCATTCTACAAATGCGTCGAAGTATTCTCCATCCTGAGTTTCAGGACCTTCGTTAATCGGGTCGCAAGCCACAAGGTTTCCTTCCTTGGAAGAAATCTTACCCTGATTAATAAGGTTGTTAATGATAGTCCAGTAACCGTTGTACAGACTGAGCGGGTTGTCTTCTCCCAATTCAATGTTACCGAAGAACAGGTTGCTCAGGTTGTCGCCGGCAAACTGCTTACCGATCTGACGAAGGATAAATTCTGTAACCGGTGCATTGTAGGTTCCGTTTGAACCCAGGATGCTGAACGGCTCTTTTTCGCGGAAGTTCTGAAGGTTTTCGTAGTAACGTGACCAAATCTGGTTCATCACCAGTTTGCTTTCGTCCATGAAACCAAGGGTTGACTTCAGCGTAGAACCTTCCTTGTAACGGCGGGCTTCACCACCCTTACGACGGAAAATGATTTGAGTCTGTGCGTATTCAATATCTTCGATAACCTTGATGCGAAGTTTGTTGAACACTGCCATGTTATCGAGAACCGGGCTTTCGATGATGTCCGGAGCAAGAATGTCTTTTACATGCGATACATTCTCTTCACTGAGTGCGTATAACTTTGTAGCCATATTGTTTGTGTCTGGTTTAGTTTTTGTGTCGTGTTCTTATCTCTTATCGTGCTTTGCTGATTTCAACATCACGCTTGCGGCGGGCTTCAGCTTTTTCGCCCCAGCTCATGTTTTCACCGCATACGCTCTGCACATGGAACTGTCCGCTTTCCTGACCTCCGTTGTTGTCTTTCGGCGGGTCCTGCGGAGTAGGTTCCAGCTGTGCCGTTTCGCTCAGCTCCTTGATTTCCGCATCCTTCTGTTCGATGCTCTTCTGAGCTTCATTCAGCTTCGCTGTCAGGTCTTCCGATTCCTTCTTATGAGCGTCCTTCAATGAAGAAACCTCTTTTTCGTGTTCCGCTTTCAGGTTTGCCAGTGCTTCCGCATGGTCTTTCTTCATCTGTTCGATGGTTGCGTTAAGCTGTTCTACTTCCGTGAGTTTTGCAGCCAGCGTAGATTCCGTCTGTTTAGCTTTCATGACGAACTCTTCTACATTGTCCGCCATGGTTTCCACCATGTAGAAACCGCCGTTTTCTTCGACTACCAGGGAGTTTACCTTTGCAGCCGACTGAATAAATGGATAGCTTTTTGCCATAGTTGCTTGTTTTTGAGTTTGTGATTCTGTTTTATCTGATGCCGGCTGCTCCACAGAAGCCTGTTCCTGTGTTCCCGGCTGCTTTTCTTCCTTGATTCCTGATGGTTTGCTGTCTTCGCGTGAGGCTCCGGACGAATTTCCTTTCTGACTCTGACTCACTCCGGCCAGCTGCTGCACGCGGTTCACGCAGAACTTGAAGTCGCCCTGACCGTCGACCATGGTACCCACCACATCGCCCGCATCGAAAGTTTTTCCGGTCAGCTGGTCGTCCGTCACTCTGGGACGGCGCTCGCGTACCATCTGCTGAAAGTCGGCGCAAAGCCGGTTCAGCTCTTCCTTGATGCCTTCGTAGTTTCCCTCGGCCGCGTCGCGGTACTCCTTGTTCTTATAAGGAGATCCGTCGGCGTAAATCTCGGCGTAGCGTTCCTGGGTCACGGTGTTCACATCGCCGTCCTTGTTAGTGAGCATCGCGCACATGGTACCGATACATCCCACCGTGTCGTGCGGATTGGTGAAATACACTTCATCGCACAGGGCCATCAGCGCATAACCGGCACTGCAGGCCATCCCGTCGATGTGACCCACAATCTTCTTTCCTTTTGATCGGGCGTAGTTGAGGGCCATCTCATAATCGTACTTCGCCATGCTGCTACCGCCCGGGCTGTCCATCTCGATAATAAATCCGATGGTATGCGCATCGTCAGAAGCACGCATGATGATGTCCTTGTGTTCCTTGCTCCCGTAGGAACACAGGTCGCCATTACGAAGAATGGGGCCCTGTACGTCGATAACCGAAATGATGCGGTCGTCTTCTTCCAGATCGTACCAGTAGGTTATGCGGTCGTAATTACCCACGTAGGTTTTCTCCGTAAACCCGTCGCGCGAAGAGAGGAAGTAAGGTCGGTCGGTCCGCTCGTCCGGTTTCTCGTAAGGACGGTGTGAGGCAATGTTGTCAAGAATCGTTCTCCGGTAAGCATGCAAAGACTCCGGGTAAAAGTCCCAGAATCGCGTAGACATGATTTCGTGAAATGCTCTTGTTGCCATTTTCGTTTGATAATTAATTGATTACATCACGAAATTACGCACGCGAAATGCGGTGATGAAGGACACAAAAAATGACTAAATGCGTGAATTACAGAAATATGCGGATGCTCAAACGGATTTTCTCTGCAAATAAAAACCTGCTAAGAATGAGCATGTTGTAAAACACACGGAGTTTGTGCGAAAAAAAGAAATTTGCGGCGGACGCAAAGAAATTGAAGAATGCCACAAAGAAGATAATGAAGATTTACCTGCAGGACGAAAGAAAAACGCGCCACAAAAAGAAAGGCCCAAAGAAAAAATGCCGCCCCACACGTATGCAGGAACGGCATTCCAACGGAAAGAAAAAAGCAATATATATAATAAGGTGTAGATGTCAGACCACACGCTGTGCGCCGGTCACGTTGCGGATGGTGAGTGTGCACGAAATCACGCCGTCGCCTTCCTCATATTGAAATTCATAACCGTCGCTCACGGCACGCACAAACATTTCACCGTCGCCAAATGTTCTTACAATCAAATGGTTAGTGCTGTTTTTCAGCGTTTCAAGCTGTAAATAGGTTTCTTGCGTCACCCTCTCTACCTCCCAACTCACCGTCACTTCGTAAGAATCGCCGGCCACGCTGGTTTCCGCGCTCTCCTTCAGGCTCCCCGATTTCGGTCTCATCTGAATGGAAATCTTACGGTCGCCCGACACAGAAAAATCAGGTTTGTCACTTTTCTTCTCAATATTGAACGGGCGGGAAAACGTAACCGCGTCGTCCGGATAAGCTTCAATGCTGCCTATCAACTCGTAATAATTCTCGCTGCAATTCATGATTTATGTGTTGTTTTGTGGTTGAAAATGGCGACTGACAAAGTTACTGACAAATCGCACCAACTTTCTTCGTTTCTTTAACTTTTATTTATTGCTATTCATGTATAAATTTATGGCGTGTATATACAGATTCTTCCGGTTCTCGACTCAAGCTCTTCTTTTCTCACTTTGATGTCAGACTTCATTCTGGATTTGATTCTCCACCAATATCGCATCATGCTCTCAAATCTTTTCATGTCTATATCGTACAAAACAATGAAATCAGACATGACATCTTCGGAAGTAACATGTTCGCCCATTCTATTTGCCCGGAAAATACAGTCATCATGAAATCTGGCGAAATCATACCAGAACTCACGTTTCAATTCATTCCTTATCTTCTTACTTCCGTTGATATTCAGGTGAAAAAACTTATCCACTTTCACCTCACCGCTAAATTTGCAGACGCTTTCAGGCATTTCCAACTCCAGGTAATCTTCTTTCTCTTTTTCAGTCAACATTTTAAACTGAGCGGTAAATAATGATTTCTGAGGTTTCAAATGAAAGGCTACTTCATTATAGGAAAAATCTGTTATACCCGAAAAATCTGCATCTCTGAACAAGTGAGTCTTCATATATACACCCAGAAGGCTGTTCTGAGGAAACCTGACCGGAGTTCCATACTTTATTTCGAAGTATTTCTTATAATAATCACTCACTTTAAGGAAGCATGAGTGACGCTGCTCATTCATTGAATTTTTTGGCATAGTAGTAAGATAAAGTCTGTAAATCAATTAATCAACAGCAAGTTACGGACGATTCAACACCAATCGGAATTTCATTCAACAAAAAAAGGTTAAGCGACTGGGGCCTTATTTTGCGTGTTTTTCACTATTTTGCAAAGCTGTGCAATTTTCTTGCAAAACACTTCTCAATACTTATTTATTTAATTATCAATTATTTATAGTGTATAATAAATAATAAATAAATAGTTATTGCCGATTGTTCATTGATTTTGAAGTGAAGAAAACGTATTTTTTCGGTAAAGAACAGATTTCAGGCTGTCCGGCTTTTTCTCTTATGTCCATTGCGTAGCTCTCTCTGTTACACGGTGAAGTTGGATATAAAGGAAGTAGAACGAAATGGGAAAGGCGAGCTTTGTCGTCCCGCGTTCCGCAGGCCGACCTTTCCCTCCTTTCGTTCTTTCAGGTTTCCCTTCGGATTCCTTCCCCATTCGGACGCTCACAGGAAGAAATGATTCGACTGATGTACACCCTTCTCTACCCTACGAAAAATTTTTATTTTAAAGATTTTGTAAACTCGTTTTTCGTGAAAAATCGGCAAAATATCAAAAAGTACAATACTTTTAATTGATTATCAGATAGTTATTCATTGCAAAAATTTCGCCAACGCTTCGCAATCTTTGCAAAATTGCTTACAAATGATACTTAACTAACTGATTATCAAATTGCAAAATGTTTTGCAAAGGGTGTGTAAAACTTGTAATATTTGATACTTAATTGATTTTCTAAGCGATTTTCTCTTTGTGTCGGAATGATTTTTCTGAAAGTCTCGTGCCTACGCCACTCAAATGGCGTAACTACGCGACAAAAGTGTCTATTAAGCGCGGCCGCAGTGGCGATACTACGCCAGTTTGGGATTTATGTAACTAAATACTTCTTTCGTTGACAGAAAGAAGGCGTAAAAGTGCAATTACATACACTCATACGCCTTCTTAAAAATGAATCAGATTGTGATTAATTATCGTTTTAATTCGACCAGTAGATAAAACTTATTGTACAGGCTTCGTTTATGAAGGACTAAAAATCATCATTCTTTCGTGTCTCCTTTCTTTTGGTTATATTCTTTGTTTATTGATTCTTTGAAAAGTTCTGCTTCCTTTTCTTTCATGCGGCGTTTCATTTCTTCGAGTACGGCAGCTTCTACCAACTGCCGGTTTTTCTTGACGATGGCAGCCCGCTCATAATCTTCATCTTTCACAAACTGTTCGATTAGCCTGTTCTGTGCGTCGACGTAAACCGCGTCAATGGTGTGAGAGCTGTATTTTATGTAGTCGTCAATTTTGAGAACGGCGTGCTCCAGGTTGTCTATTTTCTTCTCGTTTCGTGTCATCCATCGCGAGATTGCCCGGTAGATCAGGAATAGCGCGGTGGAGTTAATGCAAACAAAAACGATGCTGATTATTAAGTCTGCGGTATTCATAATTAAAATTTGTTGTTCCCGTGCATGCGTGGACGGGTGCGGTTATACTTCATTTTTTGTTCGATGTGCCAGAGGAGGTCGAATCCTTTGATTTTGGACATGATAAATACTTCTTGTAATATGTCTACAAAGAATTGAAGAGTGGTAATATGACACACATTATACGATGCGATAAATCTTGTCAGATTGTAGCACCACTCTGTAAAAGTATTCTGGCTTTTATCTTTGTATGTCTCTTCCTTTATCTCAAGCGGGAATTTTACCCCTAAGAAACTAACTCCCAGCAAACCTGCCAGGTCAAGCATACGGATGCAGACATCAGAAAGTTCGTCTTCCACACTATCTTTTATATACGCTTCAAAATCTTCCTGAAATCTTCTTACTCGGGTTTCTTCGCTAAATGGGATATTATTTCCTTGCCATTCATTAAACTTTGCCACATCGGACCGTTTACCTTTTCTTTCGGCCTGCACAGATTCCATCAGCTCGCTAATGACCAGGCAAAGGAAATGCTCGTCGCTTAAACCCTCGTCGTGCCATCCGTGTTCTACGGCGTTCTGGTAGGCTTCATCTCTCAGTTTGTTCAGGTTTATCGTTTTAATCGTTTCCATCTATTACGTCTCCTTTCTTTAGTTTTCTTGCTTCTTTTTCATTTCTATAATACAGCGTGATAACACATGGCCGGCCATTCTTTTCGGCCACAGCCTGCACCTCGTATTTATTGGTTCGTGCCCGGTAAAGTACGCTCACTATTCGTTTGATTGTGGTTGGCATAGGCTATTCTCTCCGCTAATTATTTTAATTGCTTCCTCTAAAGTAATTTTACCAAAAATGTAATCCATTTTTACCTCTTTTAATTTCTCCTCTAATGTCTTTTCATAGGTTATACATTTATTTTTTTCTATATCTGTTACCTCCCAAGATATTTCTCTGGCTTTATGCAATAAGTAATTCTCCGATTCTAACCGTTGAAGTTCTGTTTCTTTATCGGAAAGGAACTTTTCTTCCACCATCCGGATGGCAGAAATCGCATCCTCCAGAGTGACGTATGCTGTATGGTTTTCGCGCCTGTGCAGCCTGCCTTTGTCATCCGTGAAATCTCCACTGGGGAGAAGGTAAAGATTTTCTCTCTCCCATCTTACCCGGTTTCTGCACCATACTTTCATGCGTCCCTTTAAAAATCGTATTGCGTCCATAAACTTTACTTTTTATTTTTTTTCGACGTTAGCATTTGGCATGATTCTATCAGGTATTTGTCAATTTCAAACCGGAGATAAAAAAACACAGTCCAACCCAAACGGTCTATATGCTCGGCGTATTTTACATCCTGGAATCCTTTTATCTTCAGGTATCTTTTGAATATCTTGAATCCAGCTGACATTTCCTTGTATTCTATATTATAGTCATCTGGCCTCCATGGTGCGCACTGACTGAGTAACATCTCTCTAGCTTCTTTGGGACATTTCTTTATCTCTCTTATGGTTCCTTCCAGCAGTCGTTTTGCCACGATGTTGGTCTTTTTAATGCGAATAGATTTGAAATCTTCTGGTATGAATATCATGGCTCTTCCTCCTTTTTGCTGAAATGTTCAATTAGTTCCTGGACGGTGGCTTTGTGTGTGTTGAGATAAAGACTGTCGTAAAAAAACATATCCTCAATTTTATCTTCATTGCAGATAAGCCATTCATATACACGAAATCTTTCTATTACAGCGTCCATGCTATCATATATAAACCATTGTCCTTTATCTGTATCGTCACGTAATGATGCTATTGCCAGAAACAGGTCTTCGTTAGTACCGCAGTCAATGTCGTTCGGATGAAGATGCTGAAATCCATCTTGTACGGAAATATACATTCCGTAATTAGCCGCCAACCATTCTCCCTTAAAATCGTCAAGAGTATTGGCTCTTTGCCCCAGTTCCTGAAGCTTTTTCCGCAGTTCCGGTGTATTCTTCCTAATAAAACAAGGTTGTGTAAACATAGTCTGATTCTTATAAGTAGTTTAATGACTCTTTTATTCCGTCGTTCAAAGCTTTCTCGAATGTGTCGGCATATCCGTCCATCTGCGATATGAGAGACAAATCCTCTGTGTCGTACAGGCGGTAGTACCATCTGTGTTTGTTGAGCTCGACAACGATGTGGATCTTTCCTTTTGTGCGTACCCATTTTTGCGCAGCGTATAGCGTTGGAGCCAGGTATTCGTACTGGGACCCGTTTTCACCCCTTATCAGGTCGCCAAACTTTCTTGAGGTAAATAACAATACAACCAGTTTTGATATACCAGTTTCAGCCGATATGTAAACGGCCCGGCAGTTTTCTCTATATCCTTTGTCCTGAAGAAGTTTGGATACTTCAAAAGTGACAAAATCTTCATTTATCATATTATGTTCCGCTGACATGGTGCTATGCTTTTAATGGTTTTAAAAAGTTTCTTGTAAAGCCTAAATCCAGTCCTCTATCGTGGTAGAATTTCAATACTGCATCGTGGCTGTGCCGTGTATAGAAACCTATATTGACGAGGATATTGAATATCTCCAAAGCCGTATATTTCCGGTAATCTTCAATGGTAAAGTAAGTATTTGGAGAGTATTTGGAACCACCGGAAAACTTAAAGTGAAGGCTACCTTCATGCTCCTGTACCTGAACTACAGGCCAACGGTAACTGTCCTTAAATTTAGGAATATCCTTCCATTTAAGTTTTGACTTCCGGCTTTCGTGGATTCTAATTTTATTTTCCAAGACAAGTTATATTAAAATTGTTACCATTTGAACAATAACTGCACATTGATGTGAACGGAGAATAAACCCTTCCGCACTTTGGACATATCCAACCTTGCTGTCCAAATATCCCCGAATTTAATTTTGTTGAATTTTCCTTTTCCTCCCTTGCCATTTCTATAGCTTTTAAGGCAGTTTCTTCCGATACAATGTAACAAAGTTGTCCTCCAGGATAATCTTCACGTCTTTTTGATTTTATGTATTCTTCCGGTGTCATAATTATTGTATGTTAAGTAAAACCCATATTAAGCAGACAAACATAATGAAGGCGACAATCCCTGCACAAATGGCCGGGGTTAGCATTCTCTTCCACAATATATCTGCCTTGTGGCATCGTTCGTTGATATAATTGATTTTTGACATGTGCTCACCAAACTGAAGCTCCATCATGTGACGTGCCCAGCCAGTAAGCATCTTATCAAATCTTTGTCTGGCTTCTTCTTTGATTGTGAACTTCCCTGAAGGGTTTAGCAGGTATGAATCTGTCCTGAACTCAAATTCTTCTGAATCCAGAATGTCACGTCCACCGTTGCTCCGTATCTCCATGGAGACTTTAAGCCATGGAATTGCTTTTGTTTCCCACATTTCGAGGGCACGTTTCTCTATCTCTTCTGCGTTGGCGTTGGCAAGCTCTTTCATCTTTTCGTACTCGTCTTTCTGAACGAAGACGACTGCTTTCTTATCGTCGATATACATAGTTCCTGGTTTTAGATTATTATTTACTTTCCTGACTTTCTTCAATCATCCTTTCCACTTCCTGAATGTCGCAGGTGAATTTGTTATAAAAACTATCATACTGGGAACATTCTTCGTCGACATACTCTATCCATGCCGTTTTGGTCTCAAGGTTGATAATTATCATCGGCCTGTTGCAGGAATCGTCTTTCCCTAGCACTCTGTTTTTCAGCTGCTGAATGTCGAAGTTGCAAAATATACGATGTAACTCCCCGTTATAATAATCGAATATCGGACCGGTGTAGATAATGTTTTTCGTTTTCATACCTGGGTATTTAAGTTCAACCATTGGTTTATGGTATAATATCGCCCGTTTTATTTCGCTCCATGCAACTGGCCTTACATTGTAGGCCCATGTGCCGTCTGACATGATGAAGGAATTGGTGTATCTTCCGTCTTCCAGCATGACGTTCACGCATTGTCCTTTCAGAGGGAGTGAAGCTTGTACGCTTTTCCATTGATAGAAGTATGACGCATCCCATGAAGTCCACATTACTTTTATTATATCGTCAATGGAGAAGTGTATATTTTCTTTGTTCCCTAAGTCCCTAATACGGTCGTTAAACAGCTGCGTGGCGTATTGGTGTATATATTCTTCCTTATCCATGGTTTACTTCATTTAGTTTAGGTTTCGGGAACCAGTAGTCACATTCATAACCTCCGTAGTCCTCAAAATGGAAATCGGGAGAAGTCGCTACTTTATATTTCCCGTCTTCCTGGTAGATGTATCCGCTTACGAATGCTCCGTTTGACGCCATACGGCAGATAACCTCCTCGTTCGGGTCAGGTTGCCGTTCTTTTACGTTTGTCAGAAGGCCGACCATCAATGCGTCAAAGGCATCCTGCATATCAACGTGCTCTCTTTGTTTTTCTTCTTTCTCCATTTCTTTCATGCTTTTTTCTTCTTTGTTTTGAGTTTTGTGTACTCGGTCATTTCTTTGTCGAAGACAGACAGAAGTTCGGGCTTCTTTTCTTCCGGAATGTAGCCAGTATCAATCAGCTGCTGAATCAGTCTATCTGTTACTTCTCTGCTCTTCCTGACAGTCTTTTGCAGGCTTGATAGCGCCACTACCGACGAGGACGGGTGCATCTGGTCTGCTCTGTATAGCTTAATCATGTTGATTCCATATTCGTCTGTTTTTAATCAGTTCACATGATTCGCGGATTCCTTCATTCAGCACTTTTTCATAACTTTGATATACCTTAGTTTCTCTGTATTCCTTTGAATTTAAAGAGTGAATATCACAGATAAAATCAGATTTTCTTGTAGGAGCGTAGAGACAAATAATCTTTATGTCTAAATGAATATCATAATTTTCACGTAACCATCTCTGAGCCTCGTATAAGGTTGGGCATGAACATCTTTTTTCTGAAAGATTGAAATTTTGCTCATATTCAGATGGACAACACCTAAGCCCGTTCTCTAAATATGAATATTTGCAGTTTTCATTAAAACCTATTTCTTTCAAAAGCAATCCCACATCGTGCGTTATATAATCTTCCGGTCTAAACATGGCTATTTTTATTTATAAGGGTTATTATCCAAAACTAAAGCTGAAACGGCCAGCCCTTGTGCGATCAGGTTGCGGTAGTCGATGTGACACTGATGCAGCACGTGAAAGACTTGCTGGAAATGACGAAGGCCCAATTGAGTGTTGTTATGCTTCCCTTCTTCCGGAGTAATAAAGAAGCTCTGCAAGCTCATTTCGCACACCTTACATCCCCAGGCGAAGAACTCCACGCATTCTCTTTCTTCGTCGAAATTCCAAGTGGTATAAAGGCCCATATACCCGTCGAAATCGAATGCTTCTGCCAGATACTTCATCGGGCAGATTTCCGAGCCGTTCACAAAGATTTCTTCTGCGATTGAAGACAGCGGATAGAGTATCGGCTTTATATCTCCCAATCTGAACCCTTTCCCGCGACATCTTTCGCCTTTTAATGTTTCGGCATTCAGGCCAATTTCGTTACCATGCTTGTCTTTTTTCTTATAAGCCCATACCTTATATCTGTCGGCTAAGTTTATAACGTCCATTTCAATCATTCCTTGTTTAGTGATAAACGCCAATCCGAACGGTAATCTGGCTGAAATATCTTCCAGTAAGGGGTATCACCAACATTTACTACAAATGTTACTCTAAGACTGTATTTTCACAGAAATATACATAAATTAAATCTCTAAGGCTTCTAAACAATCTTAAAAAGTTAATTTATGTATATAAAATTAGACTTTTAAAGTAACAGTAGCTTTTCTTCTTCTTTCATGATGTTATTCTTTATTTTTACAAAACTCTTCAAATTCAGATAAAGCATTTTTTATGGAATCAGCTAATAATCTCGAATACGAGTCTCCACATTTTGCGAAGGAAGGCATGGTCGTTTGCGACCAAATCCGGTCGCCTGTTTTTTGTGGCCTAGGATCATCCATGAAAAATGTAATTGTATGCGTTTCGTAGTTATCCATATTTATTTGGATCTCTACTGTCTTACCATGTATTTTCTTTGCTGCATAAAGTACCATCTGATTAGAAATCGTACTTTCAAGCACTCTATTGACAAGACCGACGTATTCTAATGGACGTATGTACTGTTCCCAATATTCGTTCTCTTTCTCACTTGCTATCTTCGACAAGTAGTCTTTTTCTTGGAAGTTATCACATATATTTAGTCTTCTTACCGATTCGCCGGGAAGCCTACAATAAAAGGTAGTACATACTATTCCTTTCTTGTCTAAATTGAGGTTCCAAGCAAAGTGTCTACAAGTAACACAAGCTTGAATTGGTTCCCATTCTGATTCGGATGCTTTTATTTGATCCGACATCTCACGCAGCTTTTTCTTTACTTCTTCTGAAATCATTGTCCATCTAATTTAGTGATAACATAATCGGCTTCATTCCATCCTGTATAAAAGGAAACGGCTGCAACCCTGGCTTTTAAAACCTTTTCCGGGAACTCTTCATTTAACAGCTTTCCTTTCCGGTAGTGTGCAACGAGTGAAGTTGCATCTACGACGAAGGAACCGCTAATAGCAGGGTACTTTTTCAGGGTTTCTTCGATAAACTCTCCGACAGTATATTGCCTGTCAAAATCCACATATCCTCCAACATAGGGAGAAGCATGAGTGGGAAAAACTCTAATTAGTTCAAACATTTTTCTTCTCCTTTCTTATTTATTCCAGTATTAAAATCGGACGAGACACAATGCTTATAACATTACGCTCGATGTCTTCATTACAGCAAAATTTCAGAATCCACAATGGGCCGTCTTTTACACATACACAAGTTTTCCACATTTTCCCGTCATACAGGGCCGATGGCTGAGAACCGCTGTAATCTTTCAGCTTGTCAAAAGACTTTCTCGACATAACAGCACATTCTTCATCCACCAAAATATCGCTTTCGTCAGGCTGTTCCCAGTTCCTACCAAGCGGATCTGTTATCTTTGGAATTTGAATCAGCTTACTCATGGCCATTTTCCTCTTCCATTTTGTGTCCAGGGCATCCACCTCCGTAATAATCAAAATCCGGGCAGTCGTCACTATTCCCTAATTGCATACACTTATAACCTTTTTCAATGCAATCATTTATGAATTGTCTGGCTTCAGCATCATTCAGTTCTTTCCCTTCCACAGTTAAAAGTCCATCCATACTGTCCTTTTCATATAATTTTAAGATTCCTTCCAGGCTCCAGCTCATGTGCTTAATTATTCTCATACTTCTTCATCTTTATTGGTATTGGTTTATCTCTCACTTTTCCTGTCAGTCCGGCTCATCATATCTGAACTTGTCTGTTGCTTCCACCAGTTTAAATCGTTCGTTGTCGTATGAAGTGCAACAATATTCGGGAAACCAATCGGGTCCATCTTCTCCCCAGTAATACCCCATGGATTCGGTAACATTCTTGCTATCCGTTTCTACAGTAATACATATATCTCTGTTCACTATCCCGCTCAGATATTCAATGGCATACCAAGGTTCCTCCCAAAACCAGCAAAAACCTATGGATGTTGATTTGCTAAACTTACTATGGTCTTTTTCATTCACCAGCAACTCTCCACGCATATACCTGTCGAACTCCTCTTGTGAGCAAAATCTGTGTAGTATCATAACTTGTTTGTTTAAGCGTTATTTATTTCCCATGCAGTTCCGAAAAGCTTTTCCATCCAAGCTCCGTAAATTTTGTGGAATATACTTCTCCACGAGGCATTATCGGATTCCAGTTCACATCACAGAATAGCCGGTAGTGGAATACTCCAGCTTGCTTCCCCTCTTCTGAATATGGAGGCTCGCACCACAGCATACGCTTATTATATCCGAATATCCTGTCAAGAATATATTCCGCTTTCTTCCTGTTCCATCCCCCAGGAAATGAGATTGACAGGTGATAGCATCTTTCGTAATCCGGATTTTTCCACCATCCGCAGGTATGGGCTCCTTCATCACGTGTAAATATGATTATGCAATCGTATCGTTCCAAAAACCATCGGCACTTATCAAGGTAATCCATTGTGGCCGAAGTGCCTCCAAAAATCCCATTCTTAGCTGTTTTCACAATACGCTGGAATGTTTCTGTATCGCTTGCGTTATAAAGTATTCGTCTCATCTCACTTTATTCAATTTCTTCACTTCCTTCACCATCAGCAATGCTTCTCCCAGAGTCTTTCCAGATTTCACAATTTCAAAGGTTTTCTTTCTGCCTAATGCCTTGTAAACAGGAATCCAGTCAGTCTGTACCAGGTCGGCCGGTTCGCCGGGTGGTATGGCTTTTCCATCCTTTACGTAATACGGACTACTCGGATCACTCAGTTCATACAGGGTTATTCCATCCTTGTTTACAATGTCGTATTGTTTCTTCATGAATATAACTCCGCCATAATATCGGGCAACAGAAAGGTGTGTGTTCATCCAATAGGATTCTTCCATGATTACAGGTGTTCCCATTATTGATACTCCTCCTTTCCTAACCTCTTACTCTCCTCTTTCAAAGCCTGAAGCTTCGCAAAAAGTCCGTTTGTTTTAGTTTTCTTTTCTTTGGATGTAATTTTCTTGTACGCCATACCGATGGCAATCATTGAAATACCCGTTTTTATCTGCTGGATGTCGCCATCCATGGTTTCTAAATCTTGAAGCGTATCTTCATTGATAACCACATTGTCGAGCTCATTCATAGCTTCTTCAGCGTCCTTCATACTGATTCCTGAAACAAGCATCACAGCTTTGATAAAATCCTTTTCTACTTCGAAAGTGATACTCACTTTTTCATTCTGATTGTTTCCCATATCTCTCACTATTTTAAAGCCCTACACCAATTATCATCGGTTCAGAACCATCCACAAACAAATGCCCTACAAACGAACCGTTGAAAAGTATAAACGTGCCTATATACACCATAAAAGGGTCGAAATTTAATTCTTCACCGGTCATTACCATACGGAACTTTACTCCCCGTTTTGGCTTTGATTCATCTTCCAATGCCCAGATATATGCTTTCTCGTTTACAACCGCGAGTTTCAGCAGCTTGCTTCCCTCATAAAGCGGGAGCGTAAACTCAGACGCTGCCGGGATTTCATGTTTTAAAATTCTTGCCATATTCTTTTCTTTTTAAGGTTATTAATCATCTTCAAAGCGCTTTTTCTCCTGCCATTCTTCGTCGGTTTCCGGGCAGGAAAGTATCTCCTTTGAATCTTTTGGTTCCTCACCAAGTTTGTAAAAAAAGCACACACGGGTAAATTTTCGGGTGCGTTCCTCACGGCGGATCGTGTCGTTCATAAACTCCTGCTCCCAGGCGTAGTGACGGGGGTATTTGGAGCCTTTGTCCGAGCGGTAGACGATGGAAGGGTTCATGGTGTACTGCATATTGAAGCAGTAAGCCTGCATCTTCTCTATCATTTCGTTCTTCACGGATTTCACGCTCTGCAATGTCACCGCGTCGCCCCGGTGTTCCAGATAGCTGATGGCCATTTCACTGATGGACACCGGCCTTTTCCAGTGCCACTGGTTCGCAAAGAAATGGTTGGCCCAGTCAATGAATACCTGGTCCTTGATGGCGGAGTAAAGGATTCGCATCTGACCGTCCTGCGACATGGGCGGTATCAGGCTTTCCTGCAGGCCGAGGTAAAACTGACAGCTTTGCAGCATCATGTACACCGCTTCGTCACGTTCTTCTTCGGTGGCTTCCAGGAATATGTCTTTCCCGAACTTAGTCTGCGGCGTGCGTTTCTTGAACTGGCCGGCGTAGTCCTCGTCGTGGTAGTAATCGCTCTGCATGGCCAGGAAGATACGGCGTGAGGTGCTTCCTTCGGTCATATCGAACGGCATCTTGTTCATGGTAATGAATATCTTCGGGGTTGCCTCGCGCGGCAGTGTCATTTCATCGTGATACAGGGTCTTTACCGTAATGTTGTCCGTAATGTTGTAGAACTCGCTTCCCATCATGTCGGGGCGAAGGTCGTCTATCAGACACATGCTGTCTACGGTATAATGGAACTTGTCGAAGTTCTTGGCCATGTTCTCTTTCTTCTTCAAGGTCTGACCGGGGATGTAGCACACCTTCCGCACAAGCTCGAAGAAAGAACGGAAGAAACTTTTTCCGGTACCTCCGCTGTTCTTTCCTTCGTCGGCCACGGTGTACTCCGTCACGACTCCCATCTTCTGCATGGTGCCTGTACGATAGCGCGAAAGCATGTAGCCCATGAGCGCTACCTTGCAAATGAAGTGCATGTCCTGGCGCTGCTTTTCCAGCTCGGTAAGCGGATAGCCTTCAGCTTCCTTTCGCCAGTGTATGCGGCTGGTGTCGTACAGCCACTGCACGCAGACAGGCATCTGGTCAATGTCTTTCGGCATTTTCAGCAGGAAGCGGTACAGACGCTGGTAGGCGATGAACTCCGCATCCTCACGGCGGCGCTCGTTCTCGTTCATCCGCTTGTCGGCCATGCGCTGATCGTTCAGCTCCTTACGTGCGGCATATTCCGGATTCTCCTCGATGGTGAACAGCGGGGACTTGAGCGGATGGTAGTCAGCGTCGATAATGGCCTTTCGGTTTACATGGAAAGGAAGGTCCACGTAGTCCACCGGCTCGATGCTGTCGGCCGTCACCTTCACGGCGCAGTTGCGGAAGAAGAAATAATCGAAATCCTTCCCCCACGACATGAAGTTCAGGTCTACTTTCTTGATTCCGGACATGGTGTCGCGTCCGATTTTCTTCTGGGTACTGATGGCGTTGCTCAGTTCCTCGGAGTAATACTGTGAGTTGTATATCAGGAAGTCTTTCATGATTTCCTTGGCTTCGCTCAGTGCCTGGCTCTCTTCCACCACATCGACAATGTTGTTGCTGATGTGCACAAACTTGGTGGTATCCGCTTCGTCGGTGTATTTGTAGAATCCGTTGGCCGAAAGGAACTGGGCCATATTATCGAAGTTCAGGGTATATTTTCGGACCACTACCTTGCTTTCATCTTCCTGTTTTTTTGTCTGGTACTGCACATCCCAGAACCGCATCCGGCGGGCGGTCTTGAGCAGGTCGTCAAAGTAGCGGTTTACGTTGGTGTGCATGAGCTTTTCATTGCGGCGCATCACTGCCGGGTAGAAATTGAAGAACTCTTCGGCATCCTTGCATGCTTTCCCGCTGCGGGGATTGTACTGGGTGGAGAGGTCTTCGGGCAAATAGAGCACTTTCAGTTCCACGTGTTTCAGGGCCAGCCGGTTCATGGCGCGTATGCCGGTGCGGTCGATGTCATACAGCACAAACACTTCCATGGAGATGTCCAGCAGGCGACGGATGGTTTCCGGCGAAATCTCCACACTCTCGGAGTGGGGAAACACCACATGAGCGTCGCTATGGAAGTACACATTGATGGCATCGCGCGGTCCGGAACAGATCACAATCCGGCGGAACACGTCGGCAAAAGCACGGGTACGCCGTCCCTGCTCGTCCACCCGGGTTTTCTCTATATTGATAATGGGATGCCCTTCCTTGTCGGAGGTTTCTACACGTCCGGTCTGCAGGGCACGCATCACGTCAGCGTCGCCGTAGATTTCCTTGTAGAATCCTTCCGGACGGCTTCCTCCCTGGTACCACCAGGTAAACTTGTAGTTGGGCTGGCGGCGGCCGTCCGCATCGGTCGTCTCGCGGAAATAGGGCTCATATTTCCGTGCCCACCAGCCGTTCTCGTCTTCGTAGCGGAAAAGGAATACCGGGTAAGAAGGTGTGGACTTCACTTCGTAGCTGGTCAGAACGCCGTCGGCATCGGCCTTTTCGGGTGTGACGTAGCTTTCCAGCGGATAGAGGTTGAACATGGTGCGGAGCTGGGTGCTGTCGAAGGGAGCGGGTGTGTTTCCCCGGTAGAAGTCGGGATTGAACGAACATCGCAACAGGTTGTTTCCGTCGGCATCGGTCACGGCTGTCTGCTCGGGGCCTTCGCTTGTGTTTTTCCCTGCGCGGAACACGGGGAGCACCTGGCATCCCAGTGCACGGAGCTCAGCGGGTGTAAACTCGCCCTCACGGATGCGGAAATCCACTTCCGGCTGCGGGGCGGTCTTGCGTGCCCGGTGGAAGAATCCGTTCTTGTAATCTCCCTCAATAATCAGGTTGAAGTCTTTTGCCAGCCGGTTCACCGCGTCCGGAAAGTCGTGTTTCTCTCCTGCGCGTTCCAGAAGGCGCTGCTGCAGCATGATGGCTCCTACCCCTTTGCTCCGGTTCTGCTCGCCGCATACGAAGCAATTGAAGGCGGCATAGCGTTCTCCCTTTGGCGGGAACTTGCTCACACAGAAACTTCCGTTCTTCTCGTCGTGAAACGGGCAGCGGTAGAATACGCTGCGTGCAGTCTGCGATGCGGGAAGGTATCCGTTGTTGCGCATCACGTCGGGAAGCGGGAGCGCATTGAGTTTATCAACTGTCTTGTCAGAAATCATTTCAGGGAATTTTAAAAGAGGTATGTCACCTCGTAGTTCATGCTTTCCATTTTTGCTTGTATCATTTCTTTCAGGCTATCTGGCAGGCACATCATAGGGTCTGGCTCATGCAGGTAAATCGTATTTTCCTGCACGCTTCCTGTGGAAGAATATCCGTCGTACACCAGCTCGTTCATAAGCTTCTGCATGCACGACTTCGACAGGTTGCCGCAAGCTATGCTCACGCTACCTTCCGGATAGCCTATCGCTATTTCCGTGTGACGCACATGGAAACGCTGTTCATATACCGCTCTGCTTCGTTTCATACCAGCCGCTTTCCTTTTAGTGTCAACATAAGCTCAGGACGTGTAGCCACACCCAACTTCGCAAAAATACGTTTCCGCATGTTGTCTATATTGGAATAGCTGCATCCCATTTCGTCGGCAATCTCTTCGTAGGTGAGCGAAGTATTTACCAGCATGTTCGCCACAGCAGCCTGAGTGGGAGTCAGTCCGCACTCGTACACCGGATTGCAGCACACCTCCTTTTTATCCTTGAAGGCGGGGTTGAATCCGTTGAACGGACAGTTATATCGCATAGGGCAGTGCGTGTTCTCGGTATTGAAGTCTTCCGGACCTTCATGGTCGGGAATATCGTCCTCGCGTCCGAAACAACAGTTCAGGCTTACCAGCGCAAGCTCTGACAGATAGCGGCTGCGAAGGTTCCGTATGGTCTTATAAGAACGTCCAAGTCGCATCTGCAGAAGCTGGTCGGCTGCCACCAGGTGTGAGGGATAGTTTTTCTTCATCTCGTCGAGGTATTCCTCTACGAAGTCAATTCCCGTCTTTCCGTCGTTCTTTACCGTGATTTCCTCTCCGTCTTCAAAAACAATTCTTGAGAATCCGTCCTGAATGCGTGTGTGCGCTTCCCATTGTCTTTCCAGCATGTATCCCATCACATTTCCTCCATTTGTTTCTTGTACTCCTTATAAATAGATTCCAGCCCGCGAAGCTCTACTTCCGTGAAATCGAAGTTACGGAAATGCGCACGCAGCGCATGTTCGCCCATACCTCGTTCTTTCATGAACTCGATAAATTCTCCCTTCTTTCTCACACCGGAAAAGAAGTCTTTCAGTTCCCCTTCGTAGTCAGGATCAAAATCTCTCAGGCATTTTTCCACGCCTTCCGCCTCCCACCGGCGCACGCGGTTCAACCTGATCTTCTGGTACGCCGTGCTCATGCTCATTCCGTAATGTTCCACCAGGTAACGGCTAAATCCCAGCCGCATGGGGCTCAACTTTTTTTCGGATAATGCTTCAATGATGCTCATTTTCATACTTCTGATATATATTGTCGTTTCTCGCTTTTGCGGTTTCGGTCGTTTTTTGTTATTTTTACCCTACAAAGTAACAATTTTAATTTGACAATCGCATTATAATTGTTACGGAAATAACAATTTTAAACTGATTTTTTATGTACTATTTCAATTCTTTCCTGTTCAATAATCTTCCCAAGCTCTTCGGCCTGAGCGAAAAAGGCGTGTCGGAGAAGGTGTACGGAAAATCATACATGTATAAAAGAAAGGTTGATAATCAAGACAATATACTCGTGCATGACATCGTAATGGTGTGCAACACATTCCACATAAGCCTGTCAAACTTCATTATGTCGGCTCCTCCTGAAAATTTACTCGGTAATCGCTTCAAATATGTCATACCGGATGAAGATTTTAAAGAGGTGAGATTCATACCCGAAAACTTGCGCTGGCTCTACGGTCCGCAGGGACTTACCAAAATTCCTTCGCTTGCTGAATTTTCGCGTCAGAGCGGAATATCAGTCACCAGTATCGTAAGGTGGCAGAATCCGAAGATAGGAGGGTGTACGGTTAACTGGCTTATCGGAATATGCAACCGTTTCGGAATCGACATAGACGTGTTCATGGAAGACGAGAATGAGAAGCTTGAAAAGTACGCGGCCACCGAAACGGAAATATCGCCGCGCGTGTGGCAGGAAATTTCGGAGCTCAAAGAGGCTATAAGGCAATACCGGCAGGAACGAATATCACTTCTGGATGAAAACCGCAAGCTGAAAGCAAGAATCAAGGAAACGGAGCTTGTGGCAGAAGAAAGCACCGAATATACCTACGCAGACAGGAAAGTCAGGGAATGGAAGGCTAACTGGGGACTGCTGGAGAACTTTCATATCGTCGTGGGAGTGTCCAGACGAAAAGTGATTCAGGATGCCGGCATGCAGAATTTCAGCGAACTGTTCATCGAAGGAAACATGCTGATTACCTCGCTGGTGAAACTTTGCAACAAATACCATATCAGCACAAGACACATATTCTATCGGGATAACGGCATTGTTCCGGAAGTAAATGTGTACGACTATTACCGGTCGGACAACTGGAAGACGGTAGTTTTCCATCCGGAATATGTGAATGATTTTTTCGGGAAGGAGAGCGTGACGGGTATAAACCGCTCGGAACTGCTTGAACGTATGAATATTAGCGAATGGAAACTTCGTGCATGGCGAAAAGAAAACAGCACCATGCGAATAAAAGACATGCTGGAGATATGCAACCGGTTGGAAGTAACACCTTACTATCTTATTTCGGATCAGAATCGCATGGATATTTCATTTGGTGTAACCAGTGCGGAAATCCTGCTGGAAGAGAACCGTATGCTCCGCCAGCAGGTTATCCGGTTGAAAGAAAAACTACAGAAGAAAAACGGAGAAGGATTCCTTCCGTTAGACGAATGAGTTCAGCGTACTTCCTGAGAATCCATACCGCACACTGAAATTCACGGAAATAAGACCTGGTTTAGCGCGGTCATAAAGTTTGTTCGTCTCTTCTGGTATGATGGTGACGGGTATGTATGTGCCGTTGTCGTACATCCATGCCTTTCGCGTCACCACAAATTCCGTGAGCCACCATTCGGCCCACTCCCTGTTCACAAATCCGCTGCTCATGGAAAAAGTTCCTGAAGGCGTCTGTGCATAGCTGGCAGTGCGCGTGGTAGCACGGTAGGAAATGTCAGCAGGAAGCGTGTAGAGCTCACTCTGTATGTCATACTCCAGCGAATCGCGCGTAAAAGCGACTACACTTTCCATCAAACCGAACCCGTTCAGGAATATGAAGTGGCGCATGAGCGGGTTTGTCTTTACCGCATAGCGCTTCTTCCCGGTTTCAAATCCGGTGTTCACTGTAAGCTCACCTTCCTTCAACGATGATGTGATTATCTGCAATGAATCCGGGACCAGCGCACCACGTGTGTATTCGGAATATTCTTTCGATTCTTCTCCCTGCACTACGCTGTAGGTAATGGTGTCCGATCGGGTACTTACTGCAGGAATACACAGTATCCATCCCAATGGGACAATATCTCCCTCCGGTTTACGGCTCAAGATGCGTCCCTCACCTAAAATCTCTGTGGTATCTACATTGGATGTGGTAAGGCGTTCAAACTCCGTGAGCCTTCCGGGTATGGCATTGTACTGCTCGGAAGTAGTTTCTCCCTCTTCTATTTCTATCATGCCGTCCAAATAAGATTCCTTATATGTAATAGTATATCTAGCGGCATAGGACATTTGAGAAATAGTATTTGTACTTGTCACATCAAAAGTCATTTTACGTGCCAAAGCGGTTTTTATGGTTTCTCCAATATTAAATACGGCTGTCCCGTCTGTTCCTACTTCAAAGGAATAGTTTTCTGAATAGTTAAACTCTTCCGATGCAGCAAAAGCTGTTGCATTTACCGTAATCTTGATGCGCAGAAATGTTTTTCCAGACAACGTAGTCTTTACTTTTACGATAATAGGATCGCCTGAGAATGAAATCTGAGGCGGCTGCTGTAAAATCTGTATTGCCATTTTCCTGATATTAAATAGTGTAAAGTTCTATAGTTACATCGGTCAAGCCATTTACCCCAAGGGTATATGATATTTTATTGATAAATCCAATAAACTGTCCTATACGATATTTTTTTAAAAAATTTATACCAATTATTTGTGTTATGCTTAAACGAACACTTAAAATAATTGTTTTCCGATTTTCCTTGAAGTAAATATATTCAGAAAGAAACTTTGATACAAGTCCTCTTTTAGAATATTCCCCGTCTATTGAATATCCATCTTTTTCTGCCGTCAGTTTAAGAGAGAATCTTCCAGACTGGTCAGCTCCTCCTTCTTCCAATCCATTGTAATCATACATCCGGCCATAGCAGTCACAACTGTCCGATGTAAAAGCGTATGAACCTACAGTTTGTATCCATGTATCATTCCCTTCTCCGTCATAATTGGTATCTGATATTTCAATAGAAGATTCATTCCCAGGACCTCTCATAATCCCTAAAGAATATCCAGCATCATAGCTTCTCAAAGGAGATTCATCATTGGATTCTGTATCAAATAGTTCAGGACATAGCGCACGTAAATATATATAGCTCATTAAATATCCTTCAGTGCTTTCCCTTCTAAAATAAGCATAACCTTCTGAAATGTTTTTATCTATTTCAGTACCATTCTCTAATTCTACATCTACAAAAACTGCTTCTAATCTGCTCTTCGTATCAAGCGGATTTGTATTGCCTGGTCTTTCCATTGTAGTAGATGGTCTAGTATTACTTCTTGAGCTGAAGTCTGATCTCGAATTTACATTTTTCGTTATACCTCCATCGGCTAAAAGCTCCGCCGATACATAGTTTGTTATTATCGGCTTGAAATTTATTGTAATATCCTCCGGAGAATCAGCATCTTTTGGATATATATAATCCCTGAATCCTCCAACTTCAAATAATGAAGGATCACCTCCTGTCTGCTTATTTACTTTTACCCTGTAAGCATTGCCGGTTGTCTTGTCTATTTTACAATATCTATCAAAAGAACTTATTCCATCATTCAATATTTCTTGATAATTATCATACTGCTTTGTAAGATTATAGTCATCATAATTGAAAGCATCATCGTTATCTTCTCCATAAGTCAAACGCTCTCCTTGTATTTTTTCTCTTTTTAGTGAAAAATCTAATATTTCTTCCGGAGTCAATATTTCCTCCTCTTTATCTTCCAGCACGTCTTTGATATATATTACCGATATTTCATTTGTATATGAATCAAAAATAAATTTTATACCAAAAGCATTCTTTAAATCTTCTATTATATCTTTTGCTGATACATCCGGAAAATTTTCATTTGTAGCATATAAATCATAAGCATAATACTTAAATTCGTTTGTGCTTATTTCTGTATCTACCACTCCCGGACGAGCTGATCGAGACCATAATTTAAGTTGAAAATTAGGCCCAAGAAAGTCTTTTCTCATTATTTCCGATAAAGGAATTTCTCTTCTGTCTTCTGATTGTGTTACATGGCATTGGGTAGTAAAAAAAGCTAAACGATTCATATCTTCAACTTCCCCCATGTCATTCCTTTTGACCGTTAGATTAAGATATTTAAACAGACAATCTATAAAGTACATGACATAAAAGCAAACCCCACTATAAGGCCTTTTGGCATCAAGTACTTTATAATATCCATCAGCGTTCGACGTACAAACCCTTACGTTGCAGTATGTTTTTATTGGATAAGGCTCGGATACATTATATTCAGTATAATTCATCATAACATAATCAGGAAGATTTACTTTATTCCTAACTTTTTCACTTTCTGCTTCTGATACTAAATATCCTAATTTTATCTGCTGGTCAAGCGGTACATCTCTGGCATTGATTTCTTCTATTCGGTCCATAAAGTCACTGTTCCCGGAAATAAATGTTAACGGCACACTTTCCTCAAACTCTATCTCACTGTCTGTCTCTATTTTACCTCGATACAGCATCACTCCCATAAACCATATTTCTGCGGGCATTTTGTCTATATCATTCAAGTAAATATCTCCATACGGGTCTGCAATATTCTGAAAAATTTCTCGATTTGGCTCTAGAGGAATTTCAAAAGGGAACGAAAAAGTCCCCTGGTCATTGAATACAGGACTTGTCTGTTCCAGACTTAAAGAAAAATCGTCAGGAAGATAAGCCCATTTGCCGTTTATTTTTATCTGTATACCTGTCATGTCTTGCTTTATTTAGAAAGTCCTCGTCTTGTCATAAATTTGCTTGCTTTATTCAGCTGGTTTACGGCTCCTTTATTTCCATAAGGATCTACCGTAGCATTAATAGGTTTGTTGAGCCTTTCGGTCAATGTATTCACAGCATCGGTCACTCCTGTCAGCACTTGCGCTATCTGCGGAACAGACATACCAGCATCTTCTGGCTGTTGAATGGCTTGCGTAGCCTGAGTTGTAACTGCTGGGTAGCGGCCGCTGGCAAATGTAGGCATGGCGGCCGATTTGAGCTGCCCGTGCCGCGCAATGGTAAGAATGCTTTCGTAGATGTGTGGATAGTTCAGAATAAGTTTCTGTGTAGTATCGCCGTCCACAATCATTTCAGGCTTCTTTTCAGAGAAGATTCCGAAATGCGCACCTCCGCCGTACACTCCAGTTTTAAGTTCCTTCTGGTAGCGTGCGTTGTATATCTGTCCGTCGTTCCCCAGTACCGGATAGTCGCCCTCTGCGTAGGTAAGCATTCCGGCTGCTACTCGGCCCTTGCTGCTTACTCCGGTGGCAGCCGCCACTTCCTGCTTGGATTTGTTGAGCTTACCCATGGCCAGTCCCATCAGTGCGGAAAGTGCAGCGCTGATCACGGCCACAAGTGGAATACCCCACCAGCCTAACTGACCGATTGTCTTTGCAGCTCCAGAAGCCGTACCTAATGCAATATCTCCACTTGTCTTTGCCCCCTGAACCGTCAAATCTGTAATGGCTTGCGTTCCATGAAGTGCTGTAACAGTAGTAGTAGTGGCCGCCTCCTGTGCTACCTCCTGTGCTCCCAAAGCTTTTTTCATAATAAGTTCCTGGACCTTTTGCATGATCAAGTCTTTGGTGAGTTTCATCGCTGTTTGGAGCAACATTTTTGCAGCTTGCTTACGGTCGTCCACTTCGGCAAATGCAGCTTCTCCCATCTGCTCACTGAAATCAACCACGGCATCCGTGTAGTTTTTCAATGTTCCCAACTTGCTTTCTGTTATTTCCAGTTCCTTGGAAGATTGCTCCTCCCTTGCGGCTATGTAGTTGTCGTAAGCCTCCTTTTGCGCCATGAGGAAAGATTCTTCTGCCTGCTGTTGCGTAGCGCCGGAAGCAATGGCCTGCTGTATCAGTTCTTTCTTACGGCTTTCAAACTCCTCATAATACTGCGCTGCCGCTTCCAATTTTATTCGCAGCGCTTCCAGTTCGGCATTGTCCGTGTCGGAAGTACCAAGGAAGGAACTTTGTGTGGATGCCAGTCCAAGATTACCTGCAGCACCCATAAGTTCAGTTCGTTCGTCCGTACCTTTTATACGGTCCTCCCAAAGTTTCTGGTTTCCGCTGGTTTCCCACTGCACGTCTATCATTTCCTTTATGTCCTTTGCATACTTCTCGGCAGCGGCCTTGGAATCCTGATAGAAATCACGCAGCTTTTTCAGCATGAGCGACATCTGTTCGGGGCTCATGCTTTCGGCCCATACCGCGTCAATGTTGCTAAGATAAGTGCGCAACTGGTCTTCGTTCAGGCTGTAAGCATCTTCCGACAGAGAAACAAGGGCATTAATTCTTTCCTTCACTGCACTCTCGTCAATCACTCCGCTAAATCCCAGACTCATACGGAACTCTTTCTCCGCATCGGTATTCAGCAGACGAAGTTTGTCGAGCGACTCCTCAAACTGGTTGACAAGGCTTTCAAACGGGTTGTATTTAAGCAGCTCCTTCTCGATAGTCTGACGGTATTTCACTGCCATGTTCTGTACTTCGAGCAGGTCTTTTTCAAGGTTCTTACGTAAGCCGTCGGTCTGACGTTCGCCCAGTTTCTTAATCAATGCAGTAGTAGATTCCAGGTTCTTACCTTCCATCCCGTATAAATTCTGATTGAAGGTGTTCTCCTCGCCCAACAGCTTTTTACGAAGCTCCACACGTGCCAGCAGATGTTCTTCCTCGGTCGCGTCAATCTGACGGTTCATCTCCTCAGTAGTTATCTGTTCATCGAGATATGCCTGACGGATAGCCTGCTGACGGCGGAGGAAGTAAGCTTCGAGCGCAGACATGGCCGCACTGATTTCATCATTCATTTCCTTCTGCTCACCACGTGTGCCTGACTTACGTACTTTTAGCCAGTTACCGCTTGTGTCACGTCCCCATTTCTCAGCCAGCACCTTGGCCACATCCTGCTCCATCTTTTTCAGCGCCTCGTATTCTTCCTTGGCCGACTTGAATCCGCGGGCAGCGAAGGTATCTGCATAGTCCTTGTCCTCATTAATGCTCTTCATCATGGCCTCCAGCTTTTTGTAGGCAGCTACCAGCTTGTCTACTCCGGCTGTTTCAAGCGATACTCCCTGTCCCCATACAGATTCCAGTCCGATGGCCTTAATACGTTTTTCCACCTGACTGATGTTATTCTGATACACACCAAGCTGACGGTTCTTTTCAGCAAGTTCGGCTGTTTCTGCCTTGGTGAGCTTCTCTCCTTTCTCACGCTTCGCGTTCAATTCGTCCACATCTTCACGAAGACGCTGTACGTAAGTAGTTGCCTGCTGCAGATAGGTATTCAGTTCAGGCAGGTCGGAAGAAGAAAGAATGCCCTGGTCGGACTTCCGGAGGTCTTGCAACATAAGCTCTTCAGTCTTGCTCTCGGCAGCACGCTGCGTACTTTCAAGGAAAGTCTGAGTCTGCCCGGCTTCCTTCCGAATGTTTTTCAGGATGTTCATCAGCTTCAAAGCGTCGGAACTGAACGGGAGCTGCTTTATGTTCTTGTCATATTTCTCCATAAAGCCATCCAGCGCGTCGTACAGATTACCTCCTTCTTCCACTACCTTATTCATCCCGTCCATGATGAGGGCCATGGCATCGCCGGCGTTGGTTTCTCCCACATTCTGCATTTTGTTCAGCGAAGCAATAATCTTCGACTGAAGTTCCTGAATCTGGTCGGTGTATTTGTCGGCAATGTTTTCCATCATCTTGTCGCGCATCTTCAGCGCCAGCGTTTCACGAAGACGGGCATTAATCAGGCTGTAAATGTATTCCTGCTTCTCGGCATAGTTGTTTTCAGTAACCATAAATCCCAGGTAGGCACCATACTTGTCATTCAGCTGCTTAATCAGTGCCGCACGCTCTCCGTTCGATACATTTGCCTTGTCAATCGCATATTTCAGATTGGAAAGTTCAAATGTTTCCTTCTGTATGGCTGCTTCAAATTCCGACTGTGCCTTTGTTGCTTCGTCTACTGATTTCTTGAAATAAGTAATGGCAGATGTCAGCGCAGTAAATCCTAATACAACCCATCCTAATGGATTTGACATCATAGCCTTTGAAAGAGACTGCCAGGCTATTTTGAATATGTTCACAGAGGCTGTACCACTTTTCACCATCTTCGTAAACAGCACAATGTTTGCACTCGCTTTCTGCACAGCAGAAGATGTGGCAATCATCACTCCTACCAGCACCTGAAGAGCTACTGCGGTCAGACGGATTGAGGTTTCTCCGCGTTCAAACCGGTTGGGAATGCTCGAAATATAGCGAAGCACATCCGTGAGCCATTCCACAAATCCGCTGTTGATAAACGATTCCTTGATGGCGTTACCCATACGCTGCATGATGGCCATGGCGTTTTCGTTCTTGATGTTGTATTCATCCGTCACGCTGGTAGCTTCCTTAAACGCACGGGAAGAAGTAAATACCTGTGCCTTCAGTTCGTCTACGCCGGAAGAAAGGGTAACGAGCACCTGCTTGATACGCTCTCCGTCGCTACCTAGGTCTTTCATAATCGGAGCCAGCACATCCAGTCCGCCCATAGCATTCATTTTCTCGAATACCGCGATAATAGCTTCCATGGTCTTTCCCTGGTTGATAAGGCTCTTCAGGTAATCATCACTCAGTCCCACAGCCTGCGCCACCTCGGTGGTGTTACTGGTAAGTGTAGAGATAAAGGCGTTCAGAGCTGTACCACTCATTTCGGCATTCTGTCCGAGTGCGTCCACTGTACCTCCCAGTGCTATCAAGTTGGACATGGACAGTCCGGCTGCCTCCCCAATAGCACCGATACGAGTTACAATATCCACAATAGGGCCTGCAGAAGCGCGGCTAGTCTGTGAGATTTCGTTGATGGCAGATCCGGTGGCCAGCAATGCCTTTTCCACTCCAAGTTTTTGTGTTTCGCCCAGAATAGCGTTCACCTTCATCAGCTGGCGTACCGCTTCAGCTCCTCCCAAGTCTTCTCCCAATGCTACGAGCAACTGATTACCTGCCTTCACGAATCCCAACACATCTTCTTTGGCAGAAATACCTAACTTACCGGCTTCGTATGCCAGGTCGTGAAGTTCCTGCTGTGCGGTACGGGTGTCGATACTATCAATTTCACGGCTTAGCTCGGCTACCGACTCAGTGGAAAGCCCGGTGGTCTTCTCGATGTCGGCCAGACTGTCACTCAGCTGCAAGTTAGCCTGATACAACTGCTTGATACGTCCTACCACCTCATTGAATCCGGCATATACCAGCACATAACTTGTCAAACGCTTGATGGTAGCTACAATCTGGTTATCGTGTTCCTGCCAGCTTCGCTTCACTTCATTAATCTGCTCGTTTACACGACGCAGATTCATTGAAGCTTCCATGTATTCGCGCGTGTCACGCTCAGCTTCCGAAAGTTCTTGCTGAAGTTGTGCCGCGGCCTTTTGCAAATCTTCCAGTGGAGCTGTTTTAAGTGTAAGAATCACTTTGTTAAGTTCTTCTGCACTTAACACAGAATTTTTCTGTTTTTTCTCAATCGTGCTCAGCGCATCTTCAATTTTTTTCAAGCCTTTTGTATCGCTTACTTCAAGCTTCTTTTTATACTCTTCTAGCGATTTTTTCAGCTTCTCAAGGTCTTCGTATGTACCGTCGAACGTACCTTGACCAACCGTTTCAGCTTTATCAAGCGCATCTTTCAGTGAAGTAAATTCGGCAGATGATTGTTTCAGTTTCTCATTAAGTGAATTGATGGCCGACTCTACCTCCTTTACTCCATTTGTGTCGCTTGTCTTTAGCTGCTGCTTGTATTGTTCAAGCAGCTTGATGGCTTCTTTTGTCTGTGATATTGTGCCGTCGAATGTACCGGTCTGGACTTGTCCTAGTGTGGTTTGAGCACGATTGGAAATGCGGTTCTGCTCTTCCTTGATAACCGCTTCCAAATTTTGCTGGTATTGCTGTAGTTTCTGTGAAGAAAGTTCTGCCCCATCCACCTGCTCCTGCCAGAACTTTTTCAGTTCAGCCAGTGAGGATGTGCTGGCATTCCCAATATTCTTCATGCGCTCTGCAATAGCCGCATTTTTACTTGTGTTCTCAAAATCAGAAAGATACTTCTTAGCTCGCTCAATGTACTGATTATATATATCCCATTGCTTTGAACCAAGTTCTGTCGCATCACGAAGTTGGGTTGTTGCCTTAATTGCATCCTGAATCTCAGTAAGGCTACTTCCACTTAAATTACTGAATACACTGACTGCACTCTTAGCCGATCGTTTCTTCTCTTCATCCAAAACCTGTTTAAGCTTTGATTCGTATTCAGCAAGTTCCTGACTTCCACGCTGCGCACCGTTTACCTGCTCCTGCCAGTATTTTTTCAGCTCGGCCAGGGATGATTCACTGGCTTTCCCCAATTCTTTCATCCTATCGGACATGGCAATCTGCTTTGTCAGGTTGTTGAAATCCGACAAATACTTCTGCGCACGCTGTATTTCATCATTGTAAATCCCCCACTCCTGTCCACCAAGCTTCTGAGCGTCACGAAGCTTTGTTATCACATTAATAGCTTCCTGGATTTCCGCGACACTGCTGCCATCCAGATTACCCATTACACGACCAGCCTTTGAACTGATACGACGTTGTTCCTCGTCCTCCACCTTTTTCAGCTGTTCACGGTAAGTCTGAATCTCTTTTGTATTTTTCTGAGTGGTAGAAATAAGTTCCTGTAAGCGCTGTTTGGCCATGCCAAGCGACTTGTCGCTCACATTGCCTATGTCGCCTATTATGTCGGAAAACTCTACAAGGTTCCCTTTCCGGCGCTGTGCTTCATCGGCTATCTGTTTGATGTAATCGCGAACAGTATTGAGCGTTTGAAGGTCTTTCGGGTTTACCCCAAGCAACATCTGTTTCAAACCCTTCTGAGCGTTATTTAGATTACGTAGAGTCTGTCCGGAAATATCTGTAAGGTATTTCTGCACAGTATTAATATTCCGTTCAGATTCAGTTATTGACTTCTGAAGTTGTTTTTGCTGCTTTAAAGCATCTTCATATATCTTTTTATTCTTGTCGTAAGCAACCGTATCCACAGTAGCCTGCATGTTTTTCTGGGCTTCCTGTGCCTGTTTACCAAGCTTCTTCCATTCTTCACGCATCTGTTCAACCTGCTTACGAGCCTGTTCCGCCCCTCCGATAAGCACGTCGATTCTAGCCAGTCTGGTACCTAAACTATTTGCCATGTCTTTGTGTTTGTTTTCCTCAAAGTTAGGCAGCCGGAAGGTGGAAATGAAGGACAAAAAAACGGTGTCCTTCAATTCAACGGACACCGTTTTAAAACTATTCGCCAGCAACCTCTAAAGTGGTTTGCGGCAAACCTCTCGAGCGATATGCAGCAAACCTCTCAAGTGGTTTGCTGCATTTGTTTTGACAGGCCCTACAGGCTATTGTGGAGGGGTGTTATTTTTTAATTTAAACTGGTAAAATAAAGGATAATTTCCCTCTATATATTGCAATTTTAATTTACATCACGTTTAAAATTGTTTTATTTTTTCATTTTTCCTCCGAAAATCAGCACTTTTAAAATTTTCATTTCATAATCATATTTTTATTTTATGCTTATAGTTACATTTGCTTGAAATAAAAATATGATTTTCATGAAAAAAAATGTATTAATAAAAAGATTTGGTATAACATTGCTTATACTAATTATTATTCCTGAATCCATTTTTCCCAGGAATTTAAGCGACATTGAAGTTACGTCCTTATTCCTGGAATTTATTTTTGGTATTCTTTGCATCATCCTTTTCTTCAAAATATGGAGTATGACAAATGATGTCAGCCAAATCAAGAATTTGATTGAAAAATCTCTTTCCAAAAAAGAACAGGAAGAGAATGAAGAAAATCTTTTTGACGGGAAAGAAATTGATTCCGACGAAAAAAAAATGAGGAATGAAAACCCATCTGAAATTGGCGAATGGTCAGAAAACATCAGTTGGAAAGAAAAGAAAAATGCAGCTCCTATTATTGAGTTTCTAAAGAAAGACCAAATAATTATATCTCAGAACGGAGAAATGATGATTTGTGATGAAAAAGAACTTTCTTCAATAAAAGGAGAGTATAAAGTTGTCTTTCGTAAAATTAAATAATTTATTTACAGAAATACTATATTCTGATTTATGATAAGACAAATTCTATTTTTATTATTCCTATGTTGTTTTATTTCGGCGCATTCACAGATAAAATCCCAAATAGGTGTATATAAGGCTTATTTTTTTAAAGAGGGACAAGATTTGTCAAAGCCTTTGGAATCATTAGACTATAGCATGATCAAAAAAGGGAAAGAAGTAGAAATTATAAGCGTAGACACCTCTGATGTTTATCATTCAATTGTCAGATACAAAGGGAAAAATGGGATTATACATAATTCTGTCCTTTCTGATAGAAGAATTCTTATCCCATTATTTACAAATCTACGGGAAGAATATCTTGATGATATTGCAAACGGAATACTAAAAGAGGGTATGAATGAATCTGAAGTAGGATTCATCATCGGAATACAGCCTAAGATTCAACAGAAAGGAGAAAATATTGTAAGATGGTATTATCCGAATCTTATTGACAAATCTCCAGATTTTCTTTTTTATAAAGGTAAATTGTGTAGTGCGGAAATGTACCGTAAAGTTGTATTCAGATATTATACAACATTCAACTTTTCCCTAAAGTCCGTTGAACTTAACGGTGAAAAAAAATCCGTATCCAAAAACAATAATAACGAATATGAAGATGAATACATAAAAATTAACTGGGAAATATTACAAAGTTCTTTGTCTTTTAATATTCTAAACAAAACTAATAGATCTCTCAAAATTTTGTGGAATAATATGTCTTTTACAGATGTTTCAAATAATTCCAGAAGAGTAGTAAGCGGTGAGACAAGAGTAATCCATGCGAATCTTGAAATACCTTCTTCCGTTATATCAAAAGGAAGTAGTTTATCTGATATTGCTGTTCCATATCCTAGAAAAAGTTTTATTGTAAACTACTATAACTGCCCGCAAGAACTGGAAGACATGGGAAAGCCGGAAATAGGAAAAGAAATTAGAATACTTTTCCCAATTGAATACGATGGGAACGTAAAAGAATACATATTCACATTCCATGTCAATGAAATTACATTGTCAAGAAAATCTTCTTTATAAACATTGATATTTACAATTAAAAAACAATGCAGCCGGGGAAGAAACGACAAAACCCGGCTGCATTTTCATTCATATAGGTGGAAAGACAAACTACATCATCTTTTTCTCATAATTATATCGCCCACCACATTTGCCAGCACATTAGAGCCAAATCCTCTTATCCCGTCAAGTTGAGCTACCATCCGGATAAGAAGGTCCAGCTTTTCTTCTATGCGGCTGTTACATGGCTGCCGGCTCTCCGTACATGCGCTTCTTGAAGTAACGGCGCACCTGAAAGTTCTTGTCCTTGTCTTTCAGGTAGGACACAGCTTTCTTGTAGCATGAAAGGGCCATCTTTTCGTTCGGCACTTCGGCAGGTGTCTTGTATCCCATGTCTTCAGCGATGCTGTATGCCATGTCGCTGTAAATCATGTTGGCTGTGACACAAAGTGCATACGAGTTGTACGAAGGTTTTTCTTCGGGAACTCCTCCGAGTTGTTTCACGGCAGCCACGAAAGTGTCATGCCCCCAGTGGAATCCTTTCAACCCATCTTCGTTGACCATGGTCTTACCGATATTCACGGCCTCTGTTTCCGACAAAAAATTATCCCAGCACATTGCTTCGAGGTGGCTCAGCCAGCTCATAGCCATTTCCGGATGCATCTTTGCCATTTCCTTGAAATAATAGGTAGCAGCTTCGCCGAATATTTTCATATTCTTCACGTCCTTGCTGTCCTTCATCTTATCATACAGCTCCTCGTAACGGGAGATCATTTGTTCTCTATCCATATCTCGATATTTTTAAATTAGTTTCTTCAAAACTTCCCGCCCTCGCGGACGGGAAGCCACTCAAACATTTTTCCTTTTCCTTCGCTTTTTTACGGGTTCATCGGCAGATGCCAGACTGAAAGCGCTAAACGCGGCTGCCTGAACTTCGTTAAGCGGGAAAGGTAGCAGTAATCGTGACCGGGACTGCAATCAGCGCGCCGCAAGCAGAGCAACCGCAACCGTTCTCATTGTAAGAGAATACCTGCGGAACTAAAGCTGTAGCTACCACACTGGTAGGGGCTGTATTTGCCGCACCGATGAAGGTTACTGTAAACTGTTCGGTCCACTGAATAGTCTTTGCTGCACATCCGTTTTTCGGAGTGTAGGTCAGAGTTACAGCTGCGTTGATAAGCGCAATGTTCTGCGTGTTGTTGTTTGTGACGCTTGCTACACTGAATACGACGGTAGCAGTAGGTTGAACGCCGTTGTTCACGCAATAAGCCTGACGCAGTTTCTTAGTGATGTTTACCGTCAGTGGCTGAGCGGTAGCTGTCGGAACTCCAGACAAAGTAATTGACTGAATCATAGTTGTGTTGTGTTTGTGTTATATATCTTTTACAGGACACCAGGCCGCCTGTATTCGGCACTTATTTCTCTTCTTTTTCTCGTGTTTCATTCTTTGGTGCAGGCTGCGGTTGTGGGTGCGACGGCTGTGCGGGCTGCTGCGGAACCTTCACCACATATTCCTCGGGTTTCTGATACGGAAGGTTGCAGTCCAGGTATTTCTTCAGTTCCACCAGGTCATTGCGGTCGAAAGTGAAGAATCCGTCGATTATGGAAAGTTTTCCCTGCTGGATGGCAGAATCTACATAACCGTGAGCCAGTTCCGGAATCATGTCGTCCGGAATGCGGGATACAAATCGTTCAAGGAACGGACGGATCATTTTTGTCCCTCCTAAAGATGCCAGCGAATTGATTTCGTTGGAAATCTGCCATCCGGAACCTGCCAGTCCGATTGACTTGAATAACTTCTCCACCGGAAGCATACCGGCAGAAATACCGTTGAGCGTATTGCCCATCATAACCGGAATGACCGGCTCACCCCATTTCAGGATGACAGCGGTCAGAATCTGTGCGTTTGTCATTGTGCTGCGTGTTTGAGTTGTTTGTGTGGAGTATGAAAATCATAAGGGAAAGGGGAAGGCCGATGCCCTCCCCCGGATTTCAGCAGTTGATTACTGAGCAGACGGACATCCGCAGCATCCATCCTGACATACGTTGCTTGACGGAATGTATGTCTTAGTGATAGCCTGCAAAGCGGCGATGCTGTTCTGCATACACTGCAGAGCAGCGGTGTTGGTACCGTTGTAAACGGCCTGCTGCATGTTGACAGCGGTCTGAGCGTCCTTGTTGGAGCGAACTTCCACTGAAAGTTCCTTGATCTGACCCTGCAAGTCCTTATAGGCTTCCACGATCTTCTGGTCAGTGTACTTGTCAGCCTTCAGCAAAGCGATTTCTGAATCCTTTGCGTTCAGTTGTTCCACCATGTTCAACTCATAACGGCTTACGGGCATGTTGTCTGAGCATACGCCTTCTGCGTTCCATCCCCAGCCATTGCGACCCAGGATGTTACCACCGTTGATACCCAAAAATGATGCGATGCCGGCTGCAGCCCCCACCGTGTTAAAATTACCTTGTCCCTGGCCGGTTACGTTGTAACTCTGGCCATCCATACCTTTGATTGTCATACTGTTTTGTGTTTGTGTTGTGTCGTGAACTATTTCCCGACATGACAAAGGTACGGACGAAGCATTACTCTGGGAATGAGTTATTTCCTAACCTCTTCCTGATTCTTTCGCAACTTATTCTGAATATTTTCTGTGTGCTGAAACGCTGGTCGAAATTGGTATGAATCTGGTTGACGGCACGCTCCGTCTTTCCGATTCGTGCAGCGATATACGACGGATTCAATCCGCTCTGAAAAAGGAAATGCACCAGCAGATAGCATGCATCTACCGTTTCTGTGTCCTTCCTTCCGGAAAGGATCTGTGCGGACGGTATTTCCGTTTCCTCCGATACCATGCGGAGGATGGTGTTAAAAATCTCACTCTTACTCATCGTTTCTTTGTTTATCGGGCACGTCTGCCCTGTGTTTTTCTCTTGTGTTTAAAGAAACAACCTGCCGCTACCATTGCAGCAGGTTGTAATTAAGCGTAACGCCCAGAAACGGTTCTGCCTTCCCTGAAAGCCCTATCCCGTATCCGGCGCTCAGTCCTATCCCCCACCTCTTTTTTTTCGGTGCCGGTGCATTTACCACCCCCGTCTGTGTGCGTCGGTAAAACTCTGCCGACACCAGTTGCGGGCGATACCCTGAAATGACTATCCGGTAGTCGTCTGTGCGGTATTCCTTCTCTGTGAGAGGAATAATCACGTCTACGCTGTCTGTTCCTGTAGAAAGCGAATCAGAAACAACCGTAACCGTATCCGCTATGCTGTCCGGGATGGAAGCTGACCCGGACAGTTTCTGCGGACGATATACCGGAAGGCGTGCGGTGTCTGTTCCTGCGGGACGCTCTGACACGGGAGGAGCAACTGCCGTGTCGCGTATCGTATCTACCCTGACGGGAAGCCATACGGTATCACCCTGCCCAGACTGCGGCGACGCGCATCCACGGAAGAAAAGCGAAAAGAGGAGCGCGGCCGACAGCAAGCCTACCAGTATCCACGGAAGCTGTTTCATACGCCCAGGTATTTACAGATTCCTTGCACATGCAGCGTGACAATCTTCTGGCGGCCTTCATCCGACAGAAGGAAGTCCACATCTTCGCGATTGTCCTGGAAAAGGTTTTCCGTCAGCACAGCCGGGCATACGGTGTGCTTCAGAATGTAGAAACCGCTTTCCTTGTCGCTGTCGCCGTCGGCGGTGTCCTTGCGAATCTTCATGCCTTTCAGCACCTGCTCCGCACTCTGATACAGACATTCGGCCAGTTTGTCGGCCTTGGTCTGACCTACGCTGGTCCATGCCTCCCATCCGCGTGCGGTCATCCACTGCGTGCCGCTTCCGGCAGCGTTACAATGGACGGATACCAGGATGCTGTCTTTCACCCGGTTGGCGCGTGCGCACCGTTCCTGAAGCGAAATGTCTTCCTCTTCCGGAACGAGCAGCTGCGCGTCGAGCCCTTTCTTCTTCAGCGCATCCACCACGCGGCATGCAATGTCGCGTGCATAGGCATATTCACGCAACCGTCCGTCGGGCGACTGCTTCCCATTGGTGTCTGCACCATGACCGTTATCAATCCAGATTCTCATGTCGTGTCTAGTTTAGTTTGTGTGTTGTGACTGTGGTTATGCAGAAGCCAGAACCCCGGCCTTTTCAAGCTCGTCAATCAGCTTGTTCAGTACGGTATGTGCATCTTCCGAACCTGTAGCATCTGTTACATGGGCACCCTGCTTTACAATTCCGGGCTTTGCTGTTGTAGCATTGGTATATGTGGTGTCTGTCCAGTTTACCGTGACATACGCTTTACCTGCTCCGTCTACTCTTACAGCATAGCTCTTCCCGCTTTCTGAAAATCCGGTCTGGATTCCTCCCAAAGCAGAGTCGCTGGCTTTCGGGAGCACATAGCTTTCACCTCCTCCGCCACCGCCGGCTGCTGCGGTATCCTTGATGACCAGTGCCTTTACAGCTTTTATTTCCACATCGCTCAGAAGCCGTACCTTCATGCCGGCAGGTACATTGATTTCAATCACTGAATTTGTGAAATTCACCGTATTCATTGCGACGGGTTCCATGGTGTCAATAAACTGGGAGATTGAAAGCCTTCCGCTTTTCACACCCTGAATCTGCACCATTGTACGTCCTTCGGAAGTATATTCGGCCACATAGCCTTCAGCTCCCTTCTTAAAACTGATTTCGTCCATTGTTTGTGTTGTGTTTTTGGTTTGTAACTCTATTTATAGGGATTCTCCCGGTATTCCGGAAGAATGAACTGTATGTTCACCGCTGCATCGTGCAGCACCTTGTGGGTTTGTTCCTCACTTACCTCCATTTCGTCGGTAAACTCGCAGAAGATGTTTCCTACCCAGTCGGAAGCGCTGTTCAGCCTCTTTATGGCTACGGCGCGACAGCCATTGGTTATAAACAGGGATTTGGCCATCTTGTCCTTCACTTGAGAGTCTATATCCGTATAGCAGAGAAAAAGGTTTTCGGCCAGCCCTCTGCTGAATACTGCCATTTCGCCCATAGGGAGCCGCTGCACGTTGTCCTTCATGCCCGACACCCCCTTGCGTTTCACTTCGAAATAGATGGAAAGAAAGGCTGCGTTACCCAGCGGGTGCGGCTGTACGATGTACACCCTGTCGGCCTTTGTTTCGTAGAGCACCTTCCACAGCTCACCAAATACCTTAGCCGTGTTTTCGCTTCGCTTGAAGCTAAGACGTTCGGTTTCCTGCTTGTACCGTTCCAACTTCATATCGTTCATCTTGTCACGATACTTCTGCGTCATTTTATTGTACTGAGTAAAAATCAAGGTGCCCACAGAAACTACAGCCGCGCTTATGGCCGTCACCATTTCTGCGTCCATTCCGTGCCTCCTTCCGACTCCCCGTTATTCCATCTCTTCCGTATTATCCTTAAAAAGAGCGGCAATAGCTTTTACCACATCGTAGAAACCGCATCCGCTAAGGCCGGCAGCCAGTCCGTAAATAAGCGTTCCCCACCATTGGTATCCTTCGAGCAGTGGAGTAAGCTGAAGTGCCCATGCCAGCACGCACACCACCATACCTACCGCCACGCTCACACCGATTTTTGCGAGCTTGCTTCCTGAAATAGCAGGAATAACTTTCAGGATCTGTGTCACGATAGCCGAAATAAGTGCTACGATTCCGGTAAACGTGCCCAGGTCGATTACGAATCCGGCAGTAGAAGGTTCAGAGGTTACAGCTCCCTGTGCGAAAACGGTCACTGCAGAAATCAGCAGTGCAAACATTAAAATCATCTTTTTCATTTTGTCGTCGTTTTTAGTTAAACATTTGGCTTTTGTTGCAATACAAAGTTACGAAGAGCACATTGGAGAATGAAGGACAAAAAAAACGACGGTTTCTCGGCGGACAAAAACAAGAAAGGAGACAATCGCTTGTCTCCTTTCTGTGTGTTGATAAAACTCTCATCGAAGAAGGGAATCCCTGTTTTCCCTATCACGCCGCTAAATTACAAAAAATATTTATATCCGAATAAAACGGGTCTGTTTTTTTGATAATTGAATGCTTATTTGCATTTTGAAACAATAAAAAGAAGGACGGATGCGCAACACTTTGCTCCGCCCTTCAAGCCAAATAAAACAAACCTGCAATTAGGTTTATTTATTACAAATATAACTATTTCTTTTACAGGTATTGCTTTTTATGTAATTTTTTTCTAACTTGTGATAGCCAAATAAAATAAACCTTTATGAACAAAATCAAGTATTCTATCTGCGTCAAAGAATTTGATTCAGGTATGTTCAGCGTAT